ACCGCCCGACTCGCCGCGCTCGAAGCGGCCGTGGAGACGGTGTGGGTGGTTATCTGGGACAAGCCTGGGTGGCACGACGTGGAGGTGTATGCCACTGAGCAGGAAGGGTACAACAGAGCCAACGCGGGCGAAAATACTGGCCATGTACAAATCCGCCGTTGCACAATTCAAGGCACCCCACCCCAGCCCAAGATCGGGCCGAGTGAACTGCTGCAAAGGGCCTATGACGAGGTGCAATACGGTGATGCGGACTTGGCCCTTGGGAGGATTTTGGACTGGATCATCGCCCACGAACAGGAGCACACAATAGAAGTTAGTAAAGGTGTAAAAATGTATGATCTGAGTAAGTCCCCTGTAGACTGTGGAGATTCTAGTTGTATTTGTGCCTATCCTCTAACTGGGATGCGTACAAATGGAGGTTGCCGTTGCGGTAGACGTCACCCTACAGAGATGGAAAACGTTAGGGAACTCAGAAATGCTCTAATGTGGTGGAGAAAGAAGTTCGAGGAAAAGAAAGATGATACAGCTAGTAGCTAGGGTGTATTACACCGCAACGGTGAAAGAAGTACAGGTTCCAGTGGGTACGATAGATTCATATGGCAACTGGAGTACGCAGTATAGGTCTATGGAGATAGCTTATGGAAGTTACACCTTTCCGACTATGCAAGAAGAAATATGTAACAACGATTCTGTAGTAACACGTGGTCCGACTAGTTTTGTTAGGTAGCCTGGGCCTGCAGGGGCTGGGCTAGGTTCGGCTCGTTGGGGCTAGGAACGTCTTGGCTTGGTAAATTTTATATCGAGGTTTAATTACAATGGGCAGAAAACCATTCCCAATACGTGGTACTAACTTCTCCCATGAGCGTAGAAAGTTTGCTAGCAACCGGCAACAGTTACGAAACGATGCAGCTTGGTGGGATCCTGAATCTCGTTACAATTACGACAAAGTAGAAGCAAGGTTAGAGCGAGATGACCTAGATAGAAGACTATTTGCTGAAGAAATGTATAAAGAGGCTCTTAACGAGTTTGTCGGCTCAGTAAGAGTGTCGTCAGTTACAGGATTATCAAGTGTTACGTGGTCTTATGGTGTTAGTACCGTAAAAACAAAAGATGACGATTCTCTTGTAGCAACTTATATTAGTAAAGAGGATAGGATACGAGTTTCCGTAAGTAGAATGAGTACCGCAAGTCCTTTTCCGGATGTACTTAGAGTTAATGGTTACGGAGAAGAAATAACGGTGTACAGAAAAGAGTATTTAGATTTTTTAGATTCATCTACAGAGTGGGAACGGCGTGTAAAGTACACCTCAGATAATGAAGTAGCAAAAGATGAAGAATACAGAGATTCTAACAGTGTACGTATTGACCCTTGGAAAGCACGTCTTAAATTAGTGTTAGAGGCGCAGTAATGATAAAATAGTCTAAAGCGGGCGTACGGTAGGGCAGGCTAGGCAAGGTAAGGCATAACGTGGTCCGGTGTGTCAAGGCCCGGCAGGGCGTGGCGAGCTAACTAATTTGTGTGTAACATGAAAAAACCTACTAAAACATATACAGGAAAATACTACCGTCACAAAGAACTGTATATCCTACTCAAAGTTGTTGGAGAGGTAACATTTGAGTGGAGAAACTTTGAAAGTTCTTCTGATAGTTCTGCAATATTGCCTATAGAAGGACTAATTGGATACGAACTAGGTAATACTAAAACTATCAAGTTAAGTGACCTTATTACATTGTATACACAAATAGGAACGGTGTTTACTAGAAGGGATCTTCCAGATAGTAAATCGTTACCTGAGACGTTTATTCTTATCCTGGATGAGGACCGTATTGTAACAAACTTACAGTATTCCACTAGTCCTGGTAGAGGATGGTGGCCATTAAGCGTGGCAAAACGAAAAGAACAAGGGTTGAGACCGCGTAAAAAACCTAAGGGTAAACCCAAACTAACTAACTACGAAGAAGAGGAAGATGAAGAGTTTGAGGAAGACGAACCTGTTAGACGTAAGCCTAAACGTAGTCCTAAGCGTGCTGTTAAAAACATGATAGAAGACAGTTGGGAAGCCAGAGTGGCTCTCATTGTAGAAGATATTGATTGATATATCATGGCAATACCACCAGATGACAATAGGGTAGAAACATATTTCCCTGGTGAATACGTTGGTTTTACAAGTGATAAAAGTGGTTCTTTAACGGTAAACCCAGGGAGCTACACAGAAGATGTTGTGCTTCAAGTAGACGGAAAACTACTAATATCAGGTATACCTGAAGACTTGAAAACTACTATAGTAAATATGCAAAAAAGATTGGATAAGTTGGAACGATTTTATACGCAAGTGGTTGTAGAAGCACAAGAGGTGGTGAATGCCGCAGAACAAACAGAAAGCAAAGACGACTGGAAAGAAAGAGTATTCCAAATCGCAAGAGACCTCGGAATATAATTCTATCCAACAATCCTACAATGCTCTATATGATGATAGCTTAACCAGACTATTGTACTGCCCTAGCTGTTTAAGTGACGGTAGAATCAGTAGAACTATCCCAGATGGTGAGGTTTTGAATAGTAGGCGTCCTGGGTTAGTAATGCGATGTAATTCTTGTAAAGAGTTAACACCTGCACAAGATAGTATTGGGTTGGATGAACTGCTACAGGCCCTATTTAATGTAGAAAAACAAGGATACGCAAAGATGGCACTAGGAACGAAGCATTACATATTTGTTTCTTTCCGAGGTTGTAGCTCTCACGATGCTGCGATGTGGGAAGCAAAGGGTATAAACGCTCATGGTAAGAAGGTAGACCTAATCGTGTGTTCAGGATGGCCTTTCAAGGGTGTTACAGTAAGAACAGAGTGAGTCAAAGAGAAGTCTATGGACAGTCGTAGTTTGCTTAACCTGTGGATAGTAGGAATCGTGTTTACGCTTCTGCTACTCACATTATACACGGTTGGTAGCAGACTGATGGACAGCAAAAACAAATATATTAGGTCTATAGGTGATTGTTTTTATATCACTTCGTACATGATAGGTATATGCTTTGGCATGTCGTTTGGAATAATAGCTTTGGTGATGACTGTTGGGTGGATCATTACCACAGTAGTTGGAGTGTAAAATGAAAAAAGAAAAGGAAGTATAAAATGTCGTCTATTACAGAAATGTCGGAAAAAGTAAAAGAGGCTAACGCTACACTGATAGCCGCTCTTGAGGATACTCGCACGTTCCTGAAGGCTAAAGAGCTGGAAGCTAGGAAAAGTGCGCGAAGTCAAGGAGCTGCTACAGGTAATGGTGCTCTCATCACTGCGGGGCACCTCGGTAGGGCGGAAGCTTACAAGGACATCTCACAGCAACTAGATGAGAGCAGTCCCATAGTAGCTACGATAACAAAGTGGGTCAACGTAGCCTGCACTATTGGTGTCGAGATAGACCAGCATGTGCAACGGTACGAGGAGCGAGGGGACGCACAAGTAGCAGCGTTACAGAGCATAGCTGGAAGTTTACAGATACTCGCAGATCAGAAACGAGAAGAAGATAAACCACAGTCGGATACACCTACTGAAGAATAAGGATAACAGAATATGATAATTGGATCACGAATCCCCAAAGAGTATGTCAGAGTAAAGGGTGCTGGACAGGCTACTTTCGGTCCTGGAATAGACCCTTGGGAAACTGCAGCTTATGATATCGCGTTACTAAATGCTGGAATAGAAAACTGTAACATTGTTGCGTACACTAGCGTAATACCTCCAGAAGCAGAAGAAATACCGTTACAGTTAGCTATTGACTCAGGATACCTGCATCACGGAATGGTGCTAGAATGCATAAAATCCCAGGTGAACGGAAACCAAGGAGATCACATCTGCGCAGGAGTAGGCACTTGTCATGTGTACCAGCGTAAGTGTTTGGGCATTGGTACACGCTCTGAGCTGGTACACATTGGAGGATTCGCTGCAGAGTATGAAGGGCACGGAAGTCCAGAGCGTGCAAAAGACGCGCTAGAAGAGGCGCTAGACGGGATTGTTGAACGACGTTATGGGAAGAACCCTGATTACGTCATAAAAGACCATGAATATACAATCCAAGATCTTATAGTAGACGACGATTACGGTTGCGTAGTTGTAGCTCTCGGATTTGTAAGGTTTGTAGTACTAGACTACGATAAATAAGATGGGGTACAGTCCTTATAGAAGTTCGTTCAGACAAAGGGGAACAGAGGGATACAAACTATTTGTCATCATTGTAGCCGTAGTTATCATTGGAGCTGTTTGGGCTGCAGTAAGCAGTGACTGCAATTTAGAAGGTGGTAACAACGGAACAAGCGTACGCTCTGGTTCAAGAGGGCACAGCCGTAGCTACTCGCACGGCGGAAAGTATTAGGTGGGAAAAATGAAAGCAACAATTGGAAAAGTAGCAGTTCGTCTTTTGAATGCGGTTACTCGTGCACAGTCGACTACCAGTAACGGTTTTATGATGGAGCTTGAGAAGGAGGTCAACGACCTTCTAGCAAGAGGGACTAAATACACACTTGTCATGAGCGACGGCAAGATATTGAAAATCAACGTGAAGGTCAGTTAGCCATGAATTGTGCTGCAGGTTCCTGTAACATAACTGAGAGAAGAGTAACTGAAGATGCGCATAGGGTCAAAGAAAAGGAATAGAATAAAACGTAGAGCAAGGGGCATTTGTCCAGATAGACCGACTCCTGTTTTCTCGCGTATATCCTCTGAAACTAACTGCGTACAATGTGGGGTAACAATCGACTACGTTAAAAGTGTTGATGGAGGTGAACCTGTAACGGTTGTCGCGTGCCCACAATGCGGTATCGTATTTAATACAGAAACAAAAAATGTCCTGTTACCACCTTATTTTAAGTGATCTAGCTTGACTCCATGATATACATGGCTATATTATGGTTGGTGAAACTAAACCGCTAGCCTACAAAGAAACTATGTCAAATATTACAAAAACTAATAGTTCTTCAGCTGAGCTACTTGGAGCGGAAGAAGGTACAACTGTACCAGAATGGCGTACACGAGTACGAAACATTCTGGAAGGTGAAGAACGTGAATCTGAAAGTATAGTTCTTCCAGAAGATGTATATCTTGCTCCTTGTAGAATCTGTGGAAAAACCCCAACGGGTACATTTGCAATTTCTAAGGGTATAGAAAAGTATCAGTATGAGTGTTTACGCTGCGGTAATCTAGGAGACATTCTTGCTACGGAGTTCGCTACACGGCGGGCGTGGAACATGGAAAATGGAGGGCAGGTAGCCACTGTACTACGTGAAATAAATGAGACATTACTATACAGTACAAATATAGTAAGAACATCTCTAGAAGAAGCCTCCTCAAAATTAGATATTATTTGTGACATAGATATTTCCTTTAATAAACTTGTTTTAATGCTAGAGGAAACCCGTCGAACTATCAGTAACATCATTGAAAATGATTACGGTAGGGATGCGAGTATAAAAGTACGAGTTGAAGGGGGAACACTATCTGGGATGCTTACATCAGATATCCCAGAAACTATCAGTGTTATCAATGGTAGCGGTAACGAAGTGACGCGTACGATTGAAACTGGTGTTTATGACATTACATGCGCATTGGATATGCTAGCAACAGCTATTAAGAGTAAGTAGATAGGCAACGTATGACAGACATTAGAAAACATAAAGGAGTAGAGTACCATCTTGGTCCTTTTCACAACCTGCTTAGCAGTAGTGCTACAGAATGGGAAGAGAGACTTTTGCGTATTCTAGCTGATATTGACAGAGAAACAAGAATACAAGAATTTAACTACGACATGTATCTGCTAGCAAAGAAAACTATACTATGAAGCGTGATATAAACAGATCCTATGTAGTAGGTGTTATTGTTGGAATGATCACCTCTGGTGTGGGTGCCCACGTGTATAATAAAGGAAAACTAGATAACTGGTGGAACATGTTTCTACTGCTACTAGGTATAAACATCGCTATTATTATAGGATCTGTTATCGCACAAATGATTGCAGAAGACTCGTCGGAAGAAGAAGATGAGTAACCGTACGTCAACAGATAGGGATTTCTCCAAAAGTAGTAAAGTACCTTGGTGTCCACTTTGTGGCAATCCTCCAATGGTCGGTTAAAAAACAGTTTACAAAAACAGACGGCGTAAATAAAAATGGCCAGAAAAATTCATTTGAGGAGATGACAGAGTGGGAAACACGCATTAGGTTGATAGTGGGTGAAGAATAAAAATGTACGTGGTGAGGCAGCCAAGGCACGGCAGGGAGTGGTCTGGATAGGCGTGTACAGGCAAGCAAAGGCAGGGCAGGCAAGGCTGGGCACAGTAGGTTGCGGTGCGGCATGGTTTGGTCGGGCGCGGCAGGCAAAACAATTTCTAGTGCTTCAGGTAACGGTTCAACTTGAAGTACTTTTACAAAATGAACCATTTAGAACAGGAGAATTGTAAAATGAGTATCATGATTCAACGACCGAATTTGGAAGTGGCTTCCATTTCTATCAAAGGCACCTCTGCGCTAATCTGCCATAAATGGTCTGAGAAAGCCAAGAAGGAAATGCTGGACAAGCAAATGGGCAAGAACGTGGGTGCCAGGGCCAAGAAAGATCCCAAGAAGGATTACGAGGATTCTCTCTATCGAACTTCGGATGGAGGATACGGCTTTCCGGCTGTTGCGTTCAAAGCAGCTATGGTTCGAGCAGCCAAAATGATTGATGGACTGGCCATGACAGATGTCCGACAGATGGTACACGTACTGGCGGAAGACTCTGACCTTGTACGTATCAAGGGCGAGCCTCAGAGTAGGGAAGACATGGTGCGTCTGGCCAAGGGAGTAGCTGACATTCGCTACCGAGGAGAGTTCCGCTCGTGGACTGCTGATCTCAAGATCCAATACAACGCTGATGTTATCTCCGCTGATCAAGTTGCTAACCTGCTCTACCTTGCAGGGTTCAGTGTGGGTGTTGGTGAATGGCGCATCGAAAAGGGTGGCCAATTCGGAACGTTTACGCTGGTAGAGAACTAGGGGTAACTAATGAGCACTGTTGAGTATTCTTGGCGAGAAGGGTCTAGAGTTCAACTTGACCCAAATGTAGTAGGGCAAGAGATTGATCGCATCTATGACACATACGGTGCGATCACTCCAGAAACACTAGTCAAGGAGGCTGCTAAGAAAAAGTCTCCGCTTCATGACTACTTTGAGTGGGATGACTCTGTTGCTGCTGTAGAGTGGAGAAAGCAGCAAGGAAGGATTCTTCTAGGGAGTATCCAGATTAAGAAGGTTGGCGACACAACACCTAAAGTGATGAATGTCTCCATCAAGTTGGACGACGGAAGTAGAGCATACCAAAAAGCAGACATTGCTGTGAAAAGTATTTCGCAATGGGAGTTTGTTCTACAAGAGGCAGTCACCTACCTTGAAAGTGCGCAGAGGAGACTCGATGACTTGATTGCAATCGAGACTAATGGGCGACGAAAGAAAGTAATCAAAGCACGAGATGCCGTGGCTGCAGCGGCTGCAGAAGTAAGGGGGATGTAATGCCAAATGATAACTCGCTTAAAAAAGCAATGACTGACATGATCGATGCGCTGTCTGCTAAACTTCCTATGCTACAGCAGAAGCTTTACGAAAAGCAGTTAGAAGTTGAACTATTAACTAAAGAGGTTGTTCAAAAAGCAGGCGTACTTTCTGACTTTAGAAAGTCGTTAAAAGAACGCTTCGGTGAAGGTCAAGACAGTAGAAACCTAGAAACATGGAAACAGGTTGCCCTAGGATACATGAAATCATCCGAAGAGGTAACAATTACTGAAGTATTACAAGTGGTTAAGAGTGCAAAAGGTTCTCCTGATCATGTAAACTATAAAACTATCTCAAACTTTCTATTCGCCCTCAAAAAATCAAAATATGCTGTAGCGAAACAACGCGGAGTATACCAACTAATCGTAGATCCATCTGCAATTACTGGCGCTCTGGTTAATACGCGTAGCAGCTCTAAGACTACCAAAAAAGTTACTAAGAGGTCTGCTGCTAAAAAGAAGCGACCGAGTCGTAAAAAGTCTGATTGGATCCCAGTGGCACACAGACTTTTTCGTGACCACTCAGAGGTGGTGTGGACCAACGCCGCGCTACGTGATGCGATTAAACGTGATGCGAACGAAGAGGTATCTGCACCTAACATGCAAAACTTCCTGCAGCGTACGCTCAAAACAGGATTCATTACCCGTGTCGAAAAGGGTAAGTACACTTGGAACAGCAACGTTGACACAAGCACAAGGCAAACCAAGGAGAACTAGATGGCCCATCAAGAAAATGATCCAGGAAAACTTAGGAAGATAGCAAAATCTCTCGCAAACTCGTCCCATGAAGCACAGTTTGTACTAGGGGATACGTTATCGGTAATACACTCCACTAGATGCTTTAGGGAGTGGGGCTTCCATACGTGGAAAGATTACGTGGAGATCGAACTTCATGTTAACTCCAGTGCGTCCTACGAGTTGCTAAAGATCTCACGATGGACACAGCTAGAGGGTCTTACCTTGAAGCAACGACGCAGCCTAGCTGAAGTTGGGCGCACAAAGGCTTACTGTATAGCTCACCTAGCTACCAAGGAGTCTTTGCAAACCTGGATAGATGTTGCAAAGAATGAAACCTGTGAGCGTATGCGTATGCGCCTGTTTGATGACTCCCCGACAGAGGCACCAAAAACAGTATCTTATTGGCTGTATGGAGCGGAACGTAAAACCGTCCAAGAGGCACAGAAGCTTATGCTGCGCAAGGTAGGTAATAACCCTCGTGCAGGGGAGCTACTGTACTGGATATGCAACAGCTATATAGCCTTAGAACACCAGCAAAGTAAAGACAAGCAAGCCAGAAAGAAGCTTGCTGCTAAGAAAAAGTCAAGAAGCAAAGCTAAGGCTGTCTAGCATGCAATCAAGCAAGCAATCAAAGTCTAGACATATGATATAGACTGTACATGGTATTTTTAATGGCCATGTTACTTTCTGTATAGCTTACGGCAACTTATCTTCAATCAATCATATATCATTCTATAGCATGCTATGATTTGATTGATAGAAAGTCTAGACTTTGATTGCATCTTGATTGAATCTTGACTGCATAAATCAAGCAATACGAACAGGTAACTATGACAAGAAGAGACGCTCTAGCATTACTAGGAAAGCTGCGAGAAGTTGTGGAGCATCCAAACACGGAGGCCCAAGAACGTGATGCAGCCTTAGTACGGATACGACAACTGCGCAAGAAGCATAAGATTGGGCATATAGAGACATCCCCTCCTAGAAGCCGTGGGCGTCCAAAGAAAGATCCTCTGCAGCTAAGGGACAAGATACTTCGCTTCTTGGTTAATGCAGATGAGTACACCCGCATTGTAGACAAAGCTAAGAGACGCCGGATGTCTGTATCTGCTTATCTAAGACTTTGTGCGCTGGAAGGCAAACCTAAAGGTCTCACAAAGAAAGACAACTAAGTGGAAGACGACCGTCGTGTGAAAGAGGCTTCCTTCTTACAGTTAGCTAAAGGTTTGGCTGAAAAAGAAGAAACAATCTTTAAGCTACTTCCATGTCCTGAGTGTGGCTGTGCCCCTACTGCTGCAGGAGATAACACGATTAAATGTGGAAATCCAGAGTGTATGCTATCAGAATCACAGTTTTCTGTAGGCACATGGAACAACGAAGTAAGATCATCGGCGCAAACACTAAAAAGAGAGATACAGCGAGCAAAGCCCTTACGCACGAAGGTATCGATGCCCACTTGTAAAGTTGTAGAAGCCGTAGAAAAACTAGAACCGGATGCGGACATAGAATGGTGGCTACGTGTGGCAGAGATTGTTGCAGAAGATGACGAATAGAGTTGTCTTCCTACGTACAGTGGTTATATTAGATTTAGGCAACCGATTAAAAATGTGAGGTCTCTAATGACTAGAGGAGCTGTTATGTCAGACGACAAAGCGGAAGAAAAAAAGAAAGTAATCTCTAATAAAGAGATAAACGAAAAGCTAGATGCTGCAGAAGAACTTATTGAAAAGATCTCTAGATCATTTCTGCGTTCAGTTACTTCACAAATAAAGAGTGAGAGTAGACGGGAAACAATCTCAAGGTTGTTCAAGACTGGGGTTAGGGCTATGGGAGTCATCGAGACTATGAACGTAGCTCGTCGTACTTCTGGGCCTAAAGAGCTTGTGTACATCCTGTCACAAGCGGTAGAGCGGATGGCAATGTCTACGGAGGTCCTAGGACTCATGGAAGAGTTTATGGAGTTCCTGGAGATGAAACGCGCTCAGAAAGAACTTGGTAAGAAGTTCGATACTAAGATGGCAAACTAATGTGTACAAGTTGCCTAAAAGTAGATACATAACACCCGGAACGTATTCTGGATACATAACTACACGTGGAAAAACTTCCGCTACAGTAGAAGATGAGTGGGAACGTAGAGTATCACTTGTAGTACAGGAACCGGGAAATGCAGTTTCTAAAGGACTTGCTGAAGTAAGTTTAGGGGTTCCGTTTGATCCAAACAACCTTCAGTCTTTTCTGGACCGACTTAAAGGTCTACCATCTAGCATAGAGTACTACGCGCAAACATTTACCAGGGCAAGTCCAGAACCTCTGTATTCAACAAGAAGTAACGTTACCGGTTTAGCTACTGAATACATATCAGGTGCACCAGATCCAACAGTTCTTACTACTATTATACGTTGCTATGTGTGTAGACAGAGAGTAGAACTAAGAATTAACGTCGATTGGCTCAAGCCTACTGGGTACTCTTTGTACACGTTTTTTAAAGAGATGCTAGGCCCTAAAGGATGTCCTAACTGTAGAGGTGGGAACGCAGGTACCGCAATAACGTCTGTTAAAATACTGTATTGATTGCGAAAACAAGCAGGAAGCACATGAGCCAAACAGAATGGCAACGACGAATACTACTGGTCACCGGTAGAGAAGAAGAGGTTGAGTCTCCTAAGAAGGACGACATCCCAGAGTTGTCTTCTGAAGATACTATAGATATATATCGACAGCTGTTTGGATTATCAAATGAGGGACTCATCAGTAAAAACTATGTATTAAAAATGATTTATGGGAAATCTGCAAAAGAGATAACAAAAAAAGAAGAACTTATTATGACTATGCTACCTAGATGGTGAAAAACCAACCTCGAAGCAAGAGGAGTTGTTCTAGCGGCTACGTATACCTAAAACAGTTTCTATTCTTAGTATCTTCACTTACCACAGCCTATACCCTCGGAATGCTACTCGGATTTGTAGCATTTTTCTACACAGCTACTAAATTCAAAATATCATTTTGGTTTTTTCCAAAATGGTGGCTTGTAACTGTAATAAGTGTACATGCTATGTCCATAGTAGTGATGTACGTGGTGAAACCAAAAGACAAGAAGGTATAGAATAGTTATGCAGACTACAAAAAAAGACACAGAAGTAATAGAGGGAGAGGATCTAAACGAGCCCCTAAGTGTTGGATTTCTAAGACTTATACACAAAGCGGCTGTTGACAGTTCGTTAATCAAACTAGCACTTAAAGAGATGCATCCTGGTGTTAAAGAGATGCTCTCAAAACAAGGTGACCAATTTCTACTAGGGTTTGTAAATTGCGCTCAATATTTACATGACACTGCAACGGTTCTTCTTGTAGACCCAATTTCAAATAAGTATAAACCAAACGAAGAACTAAGCAAGATAGACTCCCAGACTATCCGACTCGTTTCTATCATAGATGCTTCAGCATACTACTGTGTGCAGTTGTTGGCAGATCGCGGGTATCTTACCATAGATGACGAGACAAACTAGTTTATATTCTTGTACATACTGTAAACTAGGGGTAAGTCATGTATAATGATGACGAAATTGTTGAACTGGACGACGTAGAAGCGATAGATGAAACGGACGAGAAACTGATGTGTCTTATTGGAGAAGTAGAAGTATGGATACCAAGAGACCACATCCTTATCTACTCAGAAGTATTGGAGCAAGGTGATGTTGGGGTGTTAGCACTTCCGAGATGGGTAGTAGACGAACTAGGATTGGTGGTGTAGACGTGGGAATAGTACTTGGTATAGACACAGGCTTCAGCACGATGGGGCTGTCCCTAGTAGAGCTTACAGCAACAGTAGAGAGGGTACTTGGAGTTCGCACCCTTGTAACTAAGAAGAGTGCCAAGAAGGCCGGTGTGCGTGCGTCAGACGATAACGTACGAAGGGCCAGAGAGCTTGCATCAGAGCTACGAAAGCGGTTAGAAAAATATGATGTCAAAGCGCTCTGTATGGAATCTCAATCCTGGCCACGTAATGCAAGTTCCTCAGCTAAGATAGGAATTAGTTGGGGAATTATAGCTGCAGTTGCTGAGAGTAAAGATCTTCCTATTCTGCAGGCATCTCCACAAGCAATTAAAAAAGCGCTTGTTGGGGCTAACAACGCCAGTAAAGAAGAAGTTATCGCCGCAATTAGGAAACGATTTCCAGAAATAAAATGGCCTAATGCAAAAGGTTTGCATGAACATATTGCAGACGCTACTGGAGCAGTAGTTGCCTGTATGGATAGCGAAGTTATAAAGATGGTACGTCAAGTATAGGTCTTGACCTTTTACCAACACGACATATATTTTGAATGAGAGGTTGCCAGTGTTCAAACCGATGAAAGAAGGGGCTGTTGAACGTATCGTTGCAGACCTAGAAAATGATGCATTTGTAAAAGAAAGTATACAGGTGGTACCAGATGAAATACTAACTATACTTTCCGAAGCAAATGATGATTTCTTACAGGGCTACCTAGCTGGAATGTCGTACAACATGAATGCTACCAGTAGGGTACACAAAGCAATGGCGGAACAAGACGTTGTTGCAGCTATGCAACTAAAACAGTTTGGAAATACAATCATTTATTTATTGAGCAAACGGATTATGGATCCACAATTTGATTTTAAAACTCTAAAAAAAGATGTACAACCTGAACAAAGTAGGCTCATCATACCGGGGAACAAATGATAATGGCAAACCGACCAAACGAAGTCCTGCACAATTATATTGTATCTGTAGCAACTAGTCCACTAGACGATCTTACGAAGGAAGGGATAAACAACGTCCCAGAGGATATTACAAAAACTATTGAAGAAAAAGGGTCTACTTATCTTTCTGGATTTGCAGTAGCCTTTCATGTGGCTTACCAACTATTAGACGGGCTTACAATAAATCCTCTATCAGTTGAACTTGGGAAAGTAGTGGACAATAAAATTGTACACACAGTAATGAATAACATCATTCGTACATCTGCTATCTTCAAAGCAATTGAGTACGTAACATGCAGAACTCTTTTTGAAAGAGGGTATACTATAGAGGAAGATCAAAATAGAAGATTGTTACACTAAGGATATAACAGCTATGTCTGAAGAACTACATGAGTTACTCGTTACGCGTAATGAAAAAGACGTGTATGAAGCCTTTAAGAAAAGTCCTAATGCTGTACTTGTATCTGTGCAGATTAGAGATGAACAGATAGAACATTTGGGTAGCGGACTAAACAAGAGGTCTAGAAGGTTGATTCCTTTTACGCTACTCGCTAGAATGCTAAAAGAGTACGATGCTTCTTTGTAAAACCTGCGGATATCCTATAAGCTACAGTGGAGAACCTTCCTCTGGTACTGTACGTTGTACTGCTCCTGGATGTAAAGTAAGCTGTATGTTCTATGGAAAAGATGTTGATGCACGCACAAGTCAATTTGTTAGAGAAAACTGCGTAAAGTTTGACGTAGAAGACGCCTTAGATCGTACAGGTAGGATAGAAGAATTACTTTGGTGGATAGCTGCCAGAAAATCTATACTTGAAAGTGGAATGTGCGATGGTGTTGGTGGACCTCAGCTAAAGGGGATTTCTTTAGCAATCGACGAGGTAGTAGCGGTTAAAGCGCACGTAATAATGAAAACTCTTACAAGAGAGAAGTAGAACTATGTTTAGAAGTATAGTGAAGTTTTTATACCATGGGTTCTTTCCGGAAACCGAAACTGAGACTGTTGACCAACAAGGAAACACAACTCAGTTTACTGTTTTACGTAAAGATATCACGCAAGTAACTTTGGTTTTGGAAAACGAAGTGGCAGGCATCCTAGAAGGTCTAGCGGCGGATATGCAGACCAACGTGCACGATGTGCTAATACGAATGATCAAGATAGCAAATATCATCCGAACAGAAAAGCTATATGGTATCCCTTCTGTTAGTGGTAACTATCTTGGAGTCAGCAATCACAAAACAAACGAATTCTTGCGTATAAATTTGGACTGTCCTACTAAAGGGATGGAGCCCAAAGAAGAATTACCTAAAAAAATCGATACAAAGAAATGGACAAATTAAGGTATTGACATAGGTATTACTGTACTATTTCATGCGGTTGCACCAATCTACAAAATAACTTTCCTAGTGCAAATCAGTCTGCTATATACACAGTGTTACCGATATTATTTTGGAAGGAAAATTTTAGAGGTGTACTATGCTAGATTATCCTACGCTACTACTGAACATTGGCTATGAACCTATACGTCTAGTCGACTGGAGAGATGCGATCACCAAGTGGTTCCTTGGTAAAGTGGACCTAATAGAGGTCTACCCAGATAGACCACTAAGATCAAAATACATAGATATGAACATCCCTGCAGTTGTACGTATTAAATACGGTTACCATAAGTACTGTACTGATGTGTCCTTTGACAGATACCATGTCTACGCACGCGATGTTTGGCGCTGTCAGTATTGCGGAAACAAGTTTTCCGAGAACCATCTTACGTACGACCATGTTATACCTAAGAGTCGTGGTGGTAAGCGCGATTGGCTGAATATAGTTACTGCATGCTCATCGTGTAATAACAAAAAAGCTGATAGGACTCCAGAAGAGGCAGATATGCCACTGATAAGGAAACCTACCAGGCCAAGATGGATGCCTAACATCTTGGTAGAGGCTATTCGCAAAAGTAGTTCGATTCCAGATCAATGGGCCACGTATGTTGATTGGATCGAACGCGCTGCCCCAAACACCACTCCAATCTTGTAAACACACTTACATAAGTTGTTCTTCTACTGTACTCTATAGAGAGACAGTATAACTTATTAGGTATCTCGTAAACTGTGGTAACCATAATAGGAAAGTTAAATGCTTACTAGTTCTTCCGACCCGAAGCAGCATGAGGATTTCATTGCAAAGTTCAAAGAACGCCTGTTCGATGTAGTAGAAAGTAATCCAAAGCTGGATTCTCTTATCGAAAACTTAGAAGAGGCTCTCAAGGAAAGTATACCTGTAGATCTACATGCATCAGTGGCAGCTGCAGCGTTTAACTACGCATTGGATGTTACATTACAACAGGCTATTCCTGTGTTCCTTACGCTTCTAGTAGAAGAGGATATGGATTTCGTTAAAGAACTTTCCAACATTCTAGAAGTTAACTGGGTGGATACCTACAAACTTATGCGTAGAGAGTCTTTAAATTAGTACACCCTCTTGACTTACTCCGTAATCGTTATTATGTTTTGGATGAGACGGAAACAACGGAGGATTAAATGTCAAAAGAAGCTCTCGCATACTACAACAAATGTCCAGAATGCAACCAAGATCGAAGCCTGGTAGAATACGACTATGTAGATATGGTAAAGAAGGAACTAGGTTGTGGCGTGAAATGTGAGTCCTGCAAATCTCGTTGGAAGACTGCAAAGATTCTAGCATCTGCGCAGAGGAAATCCAAGCTGACTAGATCACACTTGGCCTTAGTGGATTAACTTTCATCAGAACTGTCGGGTACTTCGGGAACCACTTCAGCAACTAAGACTACTTCTACCCAATCACCATCAGCTGCCCTGCCGAATCTCTCGTCACGTTTAACTTTACGTACTGCTCCACACTTCAAGCATACCTGTTCAGTGCTACTGTTACGAAAACGGTAGCTAGTGTGCTTGCAGATTTTATGTTGCTCTATACGTTGCGCGTTTAGCGTGGTGCGGGCGTTCTTCATTGAACGCTTACGTTTACGTCTTCTTGAAGGGGGAGGTAGTGTTCCCATGATAACTACTTTGTAGGAATCAAAAAGAACTCTTTAAGAACCGCACGTGCGTCATCCAGATATTCTCTAGTACTCGGATTATGGTTAAAGAAGGCTTTCATAACACTACGTGCTTTCAAAGAGTAGTCTTCTCTAGACAGCATGCCTCTTGATAAACGAATCCTCAGTAACAAAGAAGTTATCAGCATTACATCGGTAGCTAGATTGCCCTCTATCCCTTGGAAATCTCCACTGCTAAACTGAGAACTTACTTGGTTAGCTGCTGGTCTTTGAGGAAGTCCTACCATTTGGATATAAGAACTCAGACTTGAAGATGGCACAACTCCATAGCTAGACAGCCAATCAGACACGTCTAAGTGCGCTGTAGGGGATAGTGGTGCATCATCTACTTCTCCTAGGTAGGAAGAAGCGTCCACACCGTACCTGAGTGCTCTATAGACCATTACAGGGAATGTAAACGACCTTCCACGAAAGGTAACCAGAGTAGTTGGCAGTTTCAGCTCAGAAAATAGAAAATTTACCAGTACTTCTTCCTCTTTCAAGGAAGATATAGTCTTTTGTGTGATTATTGTTGTATCATCTATGAGTTTCAAAATAACCACAGATACAGGTACATGTTCTACAAGGGGAGGAAATCCAGTACCTCTATAGTTGGGGGATACAGTTGCAATGTGTACTACAGTGTGTTGTAAACTAGAACTGGTTTTAGACATGTATAGTTACCTTCCAATCAGATTTTTTGCTTGTCTGCTCCAAATTTTAGAAGAGGTGCTACGAAGCTCTGCTTTAATTCCTGGTTTCGTAAGCCCTAAATGGTCACATGCGGCTTTACCCAACCTCTTCATCTCCGTAGCTGAGAACACTTTATCCGCTCGATCTGCCCACGCAGTAAAAAAATCGTTACCTTCGGGGTCTAGTATAATCTCTGCGAACTCTCGCAACTTAGGCGTAAGGTTGTTTATTATATGTTTGCTTTCGTCTGTGACGCAAGAACATTCGTCTGTTCGTGCGTCTTCATCTGGGAGCTTATGAATAAGCGGAATGCTTTCCTCATTAGCTACAGTGTCTATTGAAACACAAGTCTGTTGAAACTCATCGAAGCTAGTAGGAGAAAAGTCTATATACCTACTACGTTTGCTGTACTTTCCTTCCTTACGTAAAACTGCTGCCTCTTCTGCCTCATCCTTGGTTTCGTACAGCCGTTTACAGGGTACCAAGAAAACATTGCTAGTATCACAATCCTGTACGAGTACGTAAAGACTATCTCCGCGTTTCACACGTAACTTTTGGTCTGGACTTACCTTGACGTTACTGATAGAAAAGTCATGAATATTCAGATACCAAACAGCTCTGTAGGCATCTTTTTTGCTAACACGCATCAAAGATTGCCGCTTACTCCTACTAGCAGACTCGGCAATGTTAACTGCGTTATTTTGAATACCTACAACCACGTTCTTGATCATGTGATCTTCTGTAATATTTGTTACTTCGTACTCTCTAATAATTTTTGTAGCTTGCATTCTAAGTTGGTTTATGAGGTCATCTGCTTCTAAAGGGGCATGATGGAAGATAAAAGCTAACTGACGAAACACTATGTTCCGTATTATAGGGTCAACGTGCCTGATGATATCGTCTATTTGTTTCTTTGAATAGTTACCTAGAACAGGTGGTAGTGCGCGAAGCGTAGCTTTTTCTGCAGTGTTAAGGTATTTTTTAAGTTCTAACAAATCTTCAACTTCTAGTTTATAGATCTTTGAGGTAGCTTTTATCAGATCCATTGAGCAAACAGGCTGTATAGCTAAATGGTGTGCTGCGCGGTAGAGATCATTCTTATAGGTAGAGTAGTCGAGGTCATCCTTCAAACTCATTAGACCATTTCGGATCTTTTCACTCTTTGGGAATATCCACTTGACAGCTTTACGGTACGCTCTAGATCTTATAAACCTGCAAGCATATAGAATTATTAGTCTAGTTGTACGATCATAGGATTTGGCATCTAACTCGGTATGAGCCACTGCTCTATGCACACGAATGCATAAAAGTTCTTGCATGAACTTCTCTCCTATTCCGTTTTGTTAGTTACCCAGCCGATTGTCTTAGCATACTCAGTTAGTATACTGAGCTAAATCGACCTGTCAACATTTTTATGTTTTACGTTAGTTTAACAATATCGGAGGGTTAACTAGGTGAGACAAGAATTAAATGATAAAAATATGGGGATACGGCAGATTAGAGATCTCAAGAAAGTGTAAAATTGACGACAAACTAGGAGGGTAATGTAGTTAGATACTACATAAGTAGGTGGAATCTAACTTATTTTCCAAGAGGATTCTTAACTCCTCCACCTGCAGGTTGATCTGATTTAGTAGTGTCTTGGCTGGCTCTGTTAAGCAGTTCTAGCAACTCAACAGACACATCTTTTTGTGGTTTCCTGGTACGGCGATCCTCTACATTTACAGCTGCTTTGTAAGCTTCCGCTAAAGTTAAATTTGAACTCAAAAGTCCCTTTGCGTTCGCTTCCGTATTAACAAGTAAGGTCTGGTTACAGATGTTCATACCAGCCTCAAGGAACTTTAGCCTACCTCCAGGCTGCTTATCAAAGATATACTGCATCTGATACGGAGCGTTTATACCGGCAACCATATGACCAGTTTTTTCATCTATTCCGTAGCGTACCTCTCCGCTATACTGCTCATGGGCTGTAAGTTGTCGAACAGCTCTTTCAATACTAGCTTTAATAGATACTTTCTTAGGTGACTTACCAGTTGCTTCGTTTTCTATTTCTTTTATAAAATCTGTGTAGGGAACACCTTGTAGAGTTGTTAGGTAATCTATTATCTTTTTCGATTGCGCCATATTTATATAACGGTTCTTCTGCAGCGCTTCAATCATCTGTCTAACTTGTGTGATATCTTGCCAATTTTCTATAGGCTTTTTACTGTTCTGGTCAACTCGGTTCTCCCATATGTCAACTAATACAGCTTTTACCCAATCACGTACCACTTCTACATCTGCGCTTTCCTTAGGTATTTCAAGCCTTTTTTCTGCTCGTACGTCTGATAGACCTTTTTGAAGAAAGCTAACTGCGGATAGTAGTTCATCGTAGTGTCTAGTACTCGGTTCAGCCCCAAAGTAGTGGTCGCAGAAATCAAATATAACCTGAGATACTGCGAACCCTTTTAAGTGATACCCTAGCCCCTTGTCTATGGCATCCTTGAACCCTTCCCAGAAACTTCCCCCGGAAGACTCTCCCGCTTTTATCACGTAATCAAATATAACAGATGGATTATTAAACGCACCCTTACCTAGTTCTCCATCAGTAACTACAAAAGATAACTCTACCCCATCAGAATCTAAAGAAACAAGAGGCTCGTTTTCTTTGTAAGTTACTTTATGCTTGTCTAGAGTCTTACGTGCATCTGCAGCTGCTTTTTCTACGAGGTCATTGGCATCTTTAACATGCTCCGCTACAGGTAGTGGAGGCTGCGCAAAAGGGTTAGCTGCATCTTCACTTTGTGGTTCTTGTCCGCGAGTGTTAAGCTTCTCTTTAAGCTTTTGCTGCTGCTGCTCTATCTGCTTCTGTCTGGACTCAAATTCTTGTACTGTAAAAAGTGGTTTATCAACAGCTATCTTATAGATAGCTCCACGAAACCGTATATTAGTTGGAGGATAGCCCATGGTGCTAGGCGTCTGGATACTCAGTACGGAAGGGACGTTCGGTTCTATACTCGTCAAGGTGATCCAAGTATAGATCCAAAGTGGATTTCTGGAAGAGACCTATCTCTGCCATGTACACAAACAGATCTACCATCTCCTTTTCGTTTAAAGGATGATTTGGATCTTTTGAGAACATATCGGCAAAGTCGGTAACACTTAGGTTAAGATGTGACGGTTTACCCATCAACTTCTTCTGCTGTTTCAAAATGTATTCACGATAAAAAGTAAGAGCTAGTTCTTCTTTCTTTTTATCGCGTTTGAAATCTTCTTCTGCAGCCTCACCTACATCATACATATGTGGTCCACTTTCGTAGGGGAGCATATCATCAGGATGAGGAACAAAATCTGGAGTGGGGTAGTTTACATAATCTTTAGGTGGCCAATAGCTTTGTGCTCCTGGTCCCTGTTCAGGCTTATGTTCAAAAGCTGCGGATTTATCTTTTGTGTTGTTCATAGTTTCATCCGTGCTGTAGAAACGAATTGGTGTCTGCCTTACAGTAGGACGCCAAATGGTATCTGTAATACTAGATGGGTAGTTTGGGTTCCTTGGTAAGAAGGAATCAGGAAGCACCCTAATAGTATGTAAATCAGGGCTTTCCAAACGAATAGGATCATACACTGTAGGAGTAGGTATACCTAACTCCGAGTTATCGAATCCAGTATACGTGTAGGATAATGGAATATTAACTACTTTAGTAATATCAGAGTCAGGAAGGTAAAGAACTACACGGATGTTTCCACCCTCTACTGATCTATCTCCATCTTCGTTCTTTTTTACTACAACGGCGCGTTCACCATTAAGGTCGATACCTTGTAGTTCTGTAACAACCATTCCAGGCTCTAGGGTCTCTACAGTATCTGCGGTCCTGCTACCAAACTCTGCTGTGATATCTACGTAGTCTACATAAGCATCTCGTTGAAGAGAGGCGAATTCTTCTTGAACATCCACTAGCATCCTACTATCTTTTGGGATATCTTCAGTCAATGGTGGCCACAGCCTTGCGAATTCTTTACTTATTATGGACTCCTTCTCAGAGTCTCCTAGACCCAATTTACACATGCATACTTGTATGCGCTTTGGATCTCCACTTTTAGGATCATCTAATTCTACGATTACAGCAGGGGGCTCAAGTTCAATTTTATCTCCATACTTCCCAGCATGGATAGCGATATCAACTATTTTTCCAGGACCGAGAGGTGTAGTAACCTCTTGTCCTACTTCCAGCAATGAAACTACTTCATCGCTAGACACGTCAACGTCTTCTCCTGCGTACTTGTACTCTGCGTTTACAACAGAGTCCTCAGGGGAAAGTTCGTAAACGTGAGTTCCAACACGTATGTAAAGAGGACGCGGCATACTATTTCCTTATAGGGCGTAACGCTGCAAGCTCAGCAATAGCGTTTTGATAGTATTTCTCTGGTCCCTTCCTTGAAAGAACGCGTATTTCTTTAGAGAAATCCGACCTTAACTGTCGTACACTAGAGAGTAACTTCCACAACGACTTCATAATCACATTAGCGTAAACTGTCTTCAAACTTGTCTTATATGGAATAGGAGATTCCATAACCAGTTGTGCCAGTGCTATTGTGCACGCAAGTACAAAGGCGCGTTTAACAGATTCAGATGGAGTAGCAGCTGCGCGTTCCAGCTCCATCGTTAGGTCTTTTATAGACCGTCTGTATTGACGATGGACTACAGGGTTGGTCTGGATAACTTCTTGTTCTTGCTGGTCAATCTCTGGCATTTGGTATCTAGTCTACTAGTAGGTACGTAGCCCCTTTGTATTTAAGATACTTTACAGCTTGGGATCCAGGTTCTTGTACTATCTCGTAAACAAATCCACTAACTTTAATCCGCTTAGGAGGTTGCGCTTCTCCATGCTTACGCCATTGGATTGCACGTTCTTGCTTCTTAGCTGCCTCTTCATTTGGGTGTCTACCGAGAAGTCTATGCGGTTTACTATGAGTGTACAAACAAACCTTTTGCTCGGACAAAGGACGATCTGGATCAATATCCTTTTTTCGGCAGTCTTTGATCACTGCTGTTACCAGTTTTGAGGGCATCTATTTAGAGTCCAAAATGTAGTCTACACCTTGAAACTTAATCTTTTTTGGTAGGCTACTGGACCGTTTTCTAATAGGACGACGAGTTGTGGTTGCACTCTTCCTACGCAGCTCGTTTGTTTTCTTGATGTTTGCTTTATATAGTGTACCACCAACAGTGATATACCGTGGGAAACGTACCAGTGTACGTTTGGGATTACCATCTGCAGTCTTAGCGTGTACTTGATCTTGAAGAGCAACATAGTCAGCCGACATAGCTAGATCTGCAACTTTAGAGCCAAGGTCCTTAAGGTTCATCAACTCTTCAAGAATACTACTTAGCTCCTCTGCTTTACTGGGATCTTTTGAGGATACCTCTTTTGCTAGTCTATCCCAACCGTGTAACAGTGGAAGAATCCTTCCAAAAACATCCATAAATTCATCTAGCTTAGCTAACGCTTTACCATACGCAGCAGCTAGTTGTGATCCAATGGAACTGCTATACCGGCTGTATGGATGGTCCATGGGAACTTCATCTTCATAGTCTTCTTCTTCTCTACGTTCTGCTTCCTCTCCAGGAAGATCACGTCCGTGACCCTCTTCAAAAGGAACTTCTGAAAACTCGCCAACGAACGTACCAAGTATACCAGAGGCATCTTCCCAGAATTTCATAAAGGTCTTTAGAACTTGATCATCTTCTTTGTCAAGACCCTCTCCAGGAACGTTATCTTGCCTACGTTTCAGCAACTCGTTTGCTGGACCCATCTTAGCCTTATCAAGAATAGTTATAACTTCAGAAGCGATAGCATGGATATCCCCTGCTACTGCATTGAGCTTTGCTTTGTATTGATCCAAAGAAGTCTCAGCTAAAACATAGATGTTTCCTCCAACACGAATAACAGGAGGTTGTGCTGTATCTTTCATACCAGTGCTCCGTTCAAAATAGGTTACGACTTCAACAGGCGAAGTTCATCTTTTGCTGCTGAGTTGACCGTTCTAGAAAGTCTTTCAATCTCTTCTAGCACACTTATCCAAGGGTCAATCTCCCCTTTGCTATAAGCGTCTTTTAGTTTTTCGGCCTGATCGGATAGTTGTAACATATACTTACGGATTATGTACAACGAAGGTTTATCTCCCGCGTTAAGTTGTGAGAACTGTGTAATATCTTCTGCGTCGTCTTCTGCACGGTGCATAGACTTCAACCTAGTTCCACCAGCAGTAGGAGCCTCTGTTTCTACAAGCTCGTAAAGAACATCCCCAACACGGATCCTCTTAGCAGGAGTTTTGTACATTACTTTTCTCCCTCAGATCTTTCCCAAATTTTTGGTAAAAACCCTCCACGTTGCAACCACTCGTCTAATCCCAAAAAGTATCCTGCCATCTCTACGGCGGCGTCACTTTCGTTTTCGTCATCCACAATAGAGTTAGCAAGCTCTTGTACTTTACGTAGAGCTACTTCAGGATCCATTGCTAGCTTGTAGATATGGTTCCCTACTTTTATCATTTTTGGAGGTTTAGTACTCATGGAAGCTTCTTTCTTACTAGCGTTAGCGTCCCAAAACTTGTCTGCGTTTTGCAGAGCAAGCTCCATTCTTCTACGCCCTACTGGATTAGCAGAGTGTACATTCCAAACTATACGAGGTACGGTTCCATCGAAAGCCTGACGTTCAATCCATACTGCGACATCGTATCCAGTACCAACGTCTATACCTACATCAGATCCTTCCCCCAAATCATGATCCAGTGATACTTCGGATACTTTTCCAGATTTAAGAAGTCGGATAGCATCTTGTGCGGTTTTGACATGAACGTCAAATCCTGGGGGTGCAGGCCGAATGTCATCTAGCCATAAACGCATAATGTATCCCCGCTTAAACTTCCTCTTCTTCATCCTTTTTCTTAAGGCGCTCTCTAGCTATTTCTAGATTAGTTTCCTCACGAAAAGACTTCTCAAGTTCATCATCAGTAGTAACAGGACGGAAATCCTTCGCACCGATTTTCTGTTTTTCTACATTCGCGTTGAATAACTTCTGGTCAAGAAGACCGTACTTAACAGCAATGTCAGCAGCAGCTGACATATACTGATGTACCACTTCAACGTTTCCTAAAGCTATAGCAAGCTGCTCATTAAAAGTTGCTATCCGATCCCAAAGTTCTTCTTTGGTAAGAAGACCCTCTTCCTTAAGATCAAGGACATCACGGATACCAGTTTTCCTGAAATAAGCTAGCCCCAACGCACGTTCAATATCGCCTACAAGACCAACTGACTCATCAAGAGCAGTCAACAATGGCTTGAAACGACGAGAAGTGTATTCTTTAACGGCTTTTGACAGGTAGATACTATTAGGATCTACGTCGGCACGTACGTAATCTGCACCACGAAATCGGATCCTGTAAGGAACCTTCTTTTTCGTCTGGGCCATAACGCTCTCCAGTTACACAGCTTTAATTAGGCCAGTGAGTTCTTCAATATGCTCAAGGGCGTCTCTTTTTAAACTGGCTTTCACGCCACCCTCTAAATCTTTTTTACCGAGTTGCTTAACAGCGATATTCAATGATATCATCTCATTTTGGATAGCTATACCATGAGCTGCCAACTTATAGATTACCCCACCAACACGAATAACTTGAGGGGGTGTGTTCTTCTTTGTCATCTTTAAGGTCTCCTTACTAACTGAGGATTGTTTTTTAGGTGTCCACACTGGACGTTCTGAACGAAGAATTTTCATAGGATCGAGGTCGAATTCCCAACGTTTGAGCATGTTCTTAATGCCTTCAACAGGGACTCCATGTACAGTCTTACTTACAAGAGTTTCTGCCAACTCTTGCAACTCTTCTTCCGACATATTGGGCTTAAAGTTATTCCACCAAGGAGATTCAGGTTCTACAATCTCTACGTCGTAACCTTCTGTCATACCGATTACTACGTAAGGCTTGGCTTCCCAACCTTGTGTAGTTGTGTTATCAACTACAATTGGTGTGATCCCCTTATGTGCAGCATCCCATACGCGCTTCTGATTCCACTTATGTGCTTCTTGTAGCTTGGTAGGATTGAAGTTGTACTCCTCCCCTTCCATGAAGAAGTCATCTGTGGAAAATACTTTACCAGATCCAGCTAACTGCTTAGCCTTTGTGGACTTACCGGATCCAGATACTCCACGCATGATATACATCTTCTTAGGAGCATCCGCTAAACGGTAAACTTGTCCTTTAACCTTGATATACTTTGGTAGAGATTTAGTAGTCATGGTTAACGCCTAGGACTGATAATATCAAGTTCTTTTAAGAAAAGGCTAACAGCGTTGCCTTGACTTACACCAACAGAATCTAGGTTTTGTTTTTGTACTTCCTTAATAGCATCCAAAATACTAGAAAGAGACGTCGACTTACCTAAAAATACCTCACGTACGAATTTTTCACCACTAGGCCCGGCTCTAAGTGCTTCTAGTACTGTGTGTATTAGTTCACTGGGTGCGATATCTTTTCCACGAACAGCAGGATCTTTTCTGGGATACGGCTTGCCATCCTCAGCGTAACCTATGTCCGGAAACTCTAAACCAGTATCTTCATCTAGATTATAGCCCGCTGCACGTCTGTACAGATGGCCTTTAACCTTGATATACTTTGGTTTTACAGAAGCACCATAGTAAAGAGGCTCTTCCGGTTCGTCTTCCTTGGGCCTAAATTCTTCAGGTTCCTCTTTAGAAATAAACTGTAGAAACTCAACAAGATTTTTAAATGATTCTACAGCATATTCTACCTTGCCAGCAATCTGGCTGGGTAGATCGTGGATAGGTAGCTCATCTTTAATCTCGTTTGCACGGACTACCTCGTGTTTCAGATCCGCTAGTACATTATGTACTAGTTCTTGTACCACTCTTTTATCTTCTGGATTAATTGCGGGGTACTCATCCAGTGATAGATTACCTGCTGCAACGCCCCTCTGCTGTCGGAGTATTGGAGGTGTAACAGAGACAGGACGCTTAGCGTCCTGGCGACCAGGCCGTTCTTTTCCTACAGCGTTTTTAAGCTCTACCCAAGAACGGTGTGCAGCTTCCCATAAACTACGAAGCATACTTTCTAATTCTGTTGGAAGGTTATTTCCTATATTTTGTACGGCATCAGCAACAAAGTTTAGAGTGTCCCCTATTTCTCTAGAAGCATACCATAGTTCGTAAATAAACTTATCTTTATCTTTGAGGTAGTCTTCTTTACGATCTGCAATTTTATAAACACGTCCATTGACCTTGATGCGTGCAGGAAGATTTCCCATCATAATTCTCCAGAATGCTTAGTAAAATTGGATTGTTAAATCAGATCCCAACAGAAGCTGGTTAAACGATCCAAGGCAGAGAAAACCCCCGGAGGGATGTCCCTCCGGGGGTTGGGTTATACGCTCAACTAGGAGAGTCGAATACCCTTGGAAACGCCACGGGAGTTGGCAATCACCGTTGCTTGACGCAAGAAGATGAACCAACCGCGAGCGGCGCGGCCCAGCATGCGCTGGTCGACCACACTGGAGTTCAGTGCGATCATGTTTGCTTTGACACCCAGGGTTGCAGGGGAGGAGAGGAAATAAACCTCTCCAGGCTGCAGAACCTGCAACGTGTCATAGCGGAATCCGTCAGTCACCAACTCGATGTCGGCTAGACGGCCCAGCTTACCCTCTACTGCCAATTCATGCTTCTCGATTGGAGAGTACCACTTGCTCCACTCGTCGTTGGAGAAGAGGTCATCCCACAGGTCGATTGCAAGAAGGCAATGAGGGACCGGGAGGCTCCACTGCCAAACCTGGTTACGCAAGGTAACCAGAACGTTTGGAGTGAACGCGTTGAATGCGATAACATCATTGCTGGTCGCGGCAGCTTGATCCAAGAGGAACTTGGTGATGTTATCATCACGAACCATGGTGGACTCCAGAGCATCGTTGTATTTCTCTTCGATGATCTGTGCACCAGCTTCGTGAATCTCGTCTTCGCCCATCATCACGAGGGTCTCAATGTTGTAACCCTTGGGATAGATGTATTTTTGGCGAATCAAAGACTCAACTGTGTGGCCATCAGACAGCATCAACCAAGAAGTAACGTCCTTCTGGCGAATGCGGACACGAGCGGTTCCACCTTCGGCAACATCCTGCTGAGCAAGGATCTTGTTGGTGAAGCCCATGCGTCCCATGGTCTCAGAAATGCTGTCGGTGAAGACTTCACCAAGAACCTGGAAAGGACCGGAAGCTGTAGGAGACTTCTCTGCGAGAGCCGCCTGCACCAAGTGTCCCTCCTGGTTCCAACTGGCAACGTCGTCCATCGGGAATCCGCCTGGATCCTGATGAATTTCACCAGCGCGAGCAAGCTTAACCAGACCGTCAACGATCTCCATCAGGTCACGCTTGCTAGCAGCATTATACTCACCACCAGCACCAACTAGGTTGGTATTGGCGGAATGAACTACACTCCCCGTACGGGGGTTCGCCTTGAATGCACGCCCATTAGCGATGTCATTCCCTTGACGATCCCGGAGAGAAGCTTTTTTGAATACCTTAGACATATCAAATTCTCCTTTCACGTTAAGGGTTACGCCGGGGTGATGTACTCAACACCCAGGTAGGGATCGCCTGCGGTCGGCAGAGAGATCACTTCGCCAAAAGCTGTTGCGCCAGCTTTAGAGAACACACCGTTGGCATCGAGTGTAAGCGCATCGCCAACAGCATACTGCGTAAAGCCGTCATACATGGTCGTGTAAACCACGCAATGACCCTGAGCAACAGTGATAAGACCAAACTGATCCTCAGCACCACGGTTTACGTGGGACTGATGAAGAAGCTCATCACGCTCAATGGCGGTCAAGATGTAACGGTATACTACGCGAACCTTGTCGCCAGCATTACCAACGTCGAAGGTAAGCAGGCCAGGCAGAGTCGCGCCAACTGTACCAGCAGCAGGAAGCGCAGCAACAGTCAGATACGCAGGAACACCAAGGGTGTAATCCCACGCAGCTAGTTCAGGCACGCCACCAAGATGGTCGACCAAAGTGGTCTTCTTCAACTGAACTGTGTAAGGAGCTGCGGAGGGTACCGTAATCTCTTCCACACCAGTGAAGGTTACCGCAGAAATGCGGGATTGCAGGGAAATTCCTGCTGGGCGAAGAGCCGCAGCAGCGGTGCTTGGCTGCACAACTTCTCCCAACCCAGAGGCGTCCGGTACACGAATAAGTACGGTACCTTCCTCTAGGAGATTGACGGTCGGTGCAACCGAAAATTGTCGCTTCCACTCGAAACGGGAACGAGTGATGTCGACTTTTGTCTTTACAGACGCATTCGGAAGGATTGACATTTTATGTCCTCCATCTAGTCGAGTTTCGTTTCAGGTTAACTACACAAAAAATATTGGGCTATAACTGAGGCTAAAAATGCTAATATTGTTTCCTCAATCCGAATGCTGTATTCAACTACCACCATTGATAATCTTGGTTAGACAATGGTGAAAGGTGTTTACAGAATTCCAAATGCCCGAAACTAATGTTACTGAATGCGCCGTGGGGATAATGTTGCGTAATAATTTTGATGACGCTTATTTTTGCTACTATAGTATAAGTAGATTTTTGACTTAGCGTAACAAATATTAACTATTTGTTGCTTGGCTTGTCTTTTCTGTTTTTACCAGAACCTTGCCAATAACGATTGATCATCATTACTTTGTGTTGAAGAGCTTTTTTCTTAGTAGGAAACCTGCCCCTAAGCCTGCCTTTACCGCCGCCCTTCTTGCTCTCGTACACACAATACTTCTGTTCTGTGATGTCTTTTTTAGGATCTATATCCTTCTCACGACAGATATCTACACCATCCATATTTTCTGGAAGGTCATAGGCCAGTACTTCTTTTACAGCAGAGTCTACAGGAGTGTATACTACTCCAGCAAACACTACATGTCCTTCTACTTTAGAAGACAATTCCAACTCCTGTAGGTGACTGTGTAACAAGTTTATTAAGTCTGTTACTGCACCAAGGTTGCTACCCCTTCCAGAAGGACCGTATAAATAAAGTTTTGAAACTTCCGGATGAGAGGTATAGTTTTGAATAGCTAGCTGTATATCTTTATTTTCAATGCCACAACGAGTTAACCCGTCGTAAGCATGCTCCATTAAAATAAGGTTTCTCTCTCCACCAAATTCAATGTCTACTCTTCGCAGGTCATGAAGAGCGTCTCTAATACATCGTACAGAAGAGGTGTTTTCATTCTGTGTATAGGCAGATTTTTCTTTACGGTAATGATCTTTTAACTTTTCCACTTCTTCTGGATCTGCGTAGAACATCAGACCAAACTGCCTACCATTCCATCCAACAGTGTAAGAGCCGCCTAGTTTGGTCAGTTTGCTTGCACGGTTTAAAGGACCAGTAACTGAAGAAGAAAGTACAGAAGTTATCTTGTCAAAAACATCATCTACTTTTTTGTACTTATCTTTCAGCTTACTCAGATCACCAACGTCATCTTGTAACTCAAACCTTTTAACTAAACTAGTTGCCGCCTCAAAAGTAGGTGCAGTTGCCCAACGACGTAGAAAAAGAGTAACTCCTCCTTGGCTATCCAAGACACGACTTTTTTTACGGCTTGTTCTAGATTCAAAACGTTTAAACACTTCTTCAACAGCATGGTCGAAGTCCTGTACATCTGGAACTAGATCAGGAAGTGGCATTGTGCTACCTAGAAGAGAATCCAATAGCTTTAATCAAACGTGAAGAATAAATAACGCTTGGACTTTTAGACCCTTTTTGCCTATCGATGTAATCCAAAGCTTTTTGTTTTTGCCTATCGATGTAATCCAAAGCTTTTTGTACGGAATCAACAGCACCAGTAGGATTTTTATCCCTCCAGTGCCATCCAACCTGCGATACAGAGTAGTACCAAAGCTCTCCCTTTTCCTTAGCTTTCTCAGCTTCAACTTTTTGTGCAGGAGTTAACTTTGAATCGATATCCTCAGGGATTGAACGACCTACCTTTTTAGATCCTGCAGGCAACTCTTCCCCTGTTCTACTCTTGGTAAGAATGACTATATCAAATTCAACAGCGTCACCCTTGTAAAACTGATCATCAAAACGGTCATCCGCTTTAATCGCAGGAGCGCCCTTATTAGGACGCTTACCACGGCGTTTCTTCTTCCTAGCTGCAGTGATTTCTTCAGCTGCGGCCAGACGGTAGCGTTCTCCGTTAACTTTGATGAATTTTGGTAGACTTGTCATATCTAATCTCCTCCGTGTTAGCTGTCCCGTCTTTGGAGCAGCCACGGGATTTTTTCGGATTGCGTTACGTAATCCTATTAAACTTTGTGCATCAAGGTATTTTAATATATTACCTGCTGGGTCAATAATATCATGAGAAGATGAGCTATCAACTTCTGCGGTAAGTCGGTAACGTCGTTCAGATAAATCAAAATCAAACGTCCACAGTATACGAATAGCTATAGGAGAAAGAATCCACTTCCCGCTACGAAATCTTTTCCCTGTTAGCGTAGTAGTACCGGTTCTTTTCTGAACTACTCCACTATCCTTCTCATCGTCAAACTCTATATCTATAGACCAGTCAATACGATCCATATCTTGCAAGCGCAACTTAGTACTTGGACCTATTAATACTCCAATAGTTTCCATGACTAACACGCTGGGAGAGGGGCACCGCAGCCCCTACAGTTTGATTCATCTCCCTTAGGGGGAGTTCCACAGTAAACACAGTCGCACAGTGTTTCTCTGTCCAACGTAATCGGAATGTTTTTTGTGTCGACTACGATGTTCATATGTAAAAAATGTGGACTTCCACGGTGACGCATTCTACGAACCGTATTAACATGTGCTGTTGTGTCTATACCGTTTAGTGCTATAGGTATAGTAGCTCCAGGACGTATTTTTAAAGTTGAATAGCGGCTAGATGGACCAGTATCAAAGTGGTGTTGGTACTTCCAAGGAGTGGCATAAGATCGGGCTAATCTCTCACCGGCAGCCACCAATCTAGCAGAAGTAACATTTGTATCCACAACCACGCAGTTCCTAGGAAAACTACCTTTTTTATGTAGCCAAACACTTCCATGGTTCTTTCTTAGTATGGTAGACAAACGTAAAGAGCTAGAAACACACCAGTGCCCATCTTTAGGCCATAAAGCCGAAAGTTCTGGAAGAAGTATCCCAAACTTATTTCTTTGAATTGCTAAGAGCATTCAACTCAGATATTCTCTGCGCAGCAGCTGTACGAAGATTATACAGTTGTTTTGAACGTGCAAATACGCTTTGAACCTGCTTCTTGGGATGGAATTTCCTAGAGAGTCTAGTAGTAGCTGCCGTTGCTTCTGCCTCTTCTCCAAGAGTTACTTCTGCTTCTTCTTCTTCCTCTGGAGCAGCAGCATCTTCTTCGTTTTCGATATCAGTAACTTCTTCCACTTCATCCATAGGAATCTCTGGAATCTCAGATCCCAATAAGTCTCCACTACCCGGAACATCTTCTTCAGTATATTGTACAGAAAGTGTACTTACTAAGCCGTCCAAAGAGTTTAGAACCTCTTCCATACCTGGTCCAAAGATGTCGTGAACAACATCTTTCATCCAAGGACGAAAGTGGTCTACTGACTCCTCGTATCCATATTCACCAAGCTTCTGCTTGATTACCTCACCAAGTTCACCTATCCCATCCTCAAATATCTGAGTTAGAGAAGCCTGAATACTGGCTACAGACTTGTCAAACATCTCAACTCCTTTTTCGGAGAAGATGTCTGCAAGTGGATCAAGCATGCGACGACGCAATTTTGGAGAAGTCTCACCAGGCCTGCGCTCAGCAGGTGTAGATTCTTCCTTTTTATCTTTCTTTTTACGTGCAGCTTCTGAGAAGATCCCTTGTCGTTCTATTGTTGCTGGACGATACTTGTCAGATGGCATCTCGATTCTCCCTATAACTACTCTTTTGAGGTATCTTCTTTAATATCCCCACCAGTTTCACGTACTTCTTCTAGGTGGGATCTAAGTTTTTCACCAAGACTACTAGAACCTGTAACAAGAGGACCTGATTTGTATTCTTCGTATACTTTACGCCAAGTATTATATACTAAATCATCTAGCATGGCCGTTACAGGACGAACTTCCCTTACACCATTAAATGCGAAAACTCCTCCCAAGCATCCACCAGAAGGAGCACGCTTCAAAGAGATGTCTACACTGTTTAAATGTGGGTATTCTATTAAGATAATATCTGTAAGTTTTCCTACAAACTCGTGCGCTACTTCATCAGGAACGTCATACTTCCAACCAATAACATCAAAGTTAGGTGGATAGCAGAATCCTCCACGAACAGTATCAACACTTTCTCTTAGTTTCTCATCTCTAATAGACAAAACAGCTGCAGATCTTCTGCCAGTGTACAGCATAGGTTTGTACGAAGAGGTACGTTCAGGTAATGCTTTAGGAGACCATATCTGCCGTGCCTGCTCAGTTGAGATTTTAGGTATGCCCGCAGCACGTAAAAGCTCTAAGAAGAACTTCTTTGCGTCTTCTTTCGTTAGCTCTAAAACGTTATCTCCGGATTTACCAGAAAACTTGGCAAAGAAACTTCCATATATTGGATCAAGGTATAGTGCACGAGTTTCTTCTGGATAGTCTACTGAGATAAGAAGTTCACCTTCTAGAGGGTTCCCTTCTTCAGACAATAAAGTTAAATCATGCCCTTTTCGTATACGTGGCTTTATCTCTGCTAGTCTATACTTACAACCATTGTACGTTATATACCTAGGTGGTGTTTTGTTAGAAGTCATATGGTCTCCTTAGACTCCCCAAATTCTATCAGAAAGTGCTATCGGGTAAGCGGGGTCTTCTACACTAGATGACTCAACAAAGTAGTAATCAAGCATACTTTCGTATGTTAGATGCCCACGCTCGATAGTACCTTTTCCGGCACCATTTCTGATATGATCACAAGTTATTCTTCCATCTGAATGAAACTTGCACCATGGGAGACTGCACTCAGTACGTTCTACCAGAGCCCCCATACTATGACCGATTCTATCTTTTTTCTGCACGAGATTGGAAAGTCGAGAGTCTTTGCTTCTGTCGAATCCTTTTAATATTTTGGTGTGCCACACACCCCTAAACGGTACTAGTGTGGCATCAAATATAATACCCTTAGCCCGTGTCGGATCTGAGTTATCATGATCCATATGTACGGGTTTTCCTGTAAATGTTTGATACGCTGGTCTACCAATAATTGGTCTAAAGGTGGTAAGCTGATCGTAGTTGAACGCATCCATATTTCTATTAGGATAATCTGCTACTACAATGGGAACATCAACAAGAACGTAGTCAGAAATACTTGCACTTGTATGGTAAGCTGCAGCAGCTAGGGGTAGCCAAGAGATATCTAGAAAACCGCAGGCACAATTGGTTATTTTATCAATGTTTTTACCAGCTACTCGGAGTCTTCCTCCAGAAGTGCTAACATCTAAAGTATGACCTTCAATAATTACTGGTTCATTGTAGTAACGATCCTTGGTCCACCGTCTAGAGAAGAACGTATCCCCTACATGGATGCCTCTACCTGCAGTAACAATATTTTCAGAAGAGAGGTCAAATAGGCTCATGGATAAAATCCCTGTGCAGCGAGTTGGTAATAAGAAATTAATGTGTGGGGGAGGTATTCCCTCCCCCACACATTAAGATTTGTCGCTACTTCTTACTTTTGAAACTGGCCAAAGACTGGTTCATGTGTCTTCCAGTCAGATTCATCTGCTTCTTCCAGTAGTCTTTGTCACCATGGAAACCTGCTCCAGTAGGAGAAGGTGCAGCGGTACGGAGAGGTACGTTAGAGGGAACCTGCATAGCAGCTACCTTCTCACGAATGGGGCTCTCGGAGATAACATCATCATATTCAGGAATTTCATCGCTAGCAGCGCGGTAACCAGGATGACGATAGCTCATTCCTGTGATCTCCTTGATATGATGGTCCATTACCTCTTTCGGAGCACCGAGCCACTCCTCAGCCTTGTTCAGCATAGCAGTTACGTAATCAACTGCGGCTTCACGCCAGGCATCCTCAATAAGATCAACAGCAGTGTTCTCATCTACGGAAACTCTAGCCATCTGGCGGATAAGAGCATCTTTCAATGGATTATCTGTGATGTAGTTCTTCATAGAACCTTCTATGACAACCGCTGCTGTGCTGATGAGGTGATCCTTAAGATCGGACATCGCTACTTTACGTGACTCTTCCATATCGGTAGCAGCTGCTTCACGCATCTTTACCGCAACGTCGCTCTTTAGAGCAGATGCAGCATAGTAACGCGCATGAACGCTGTTCAGGGTCTCAGAGAGGCCAAAGCTCTCAATTCCCTCCAAGATAAATTCAGGATAATTCTCATCCAAGAACATACCTAAATGCTCAGGGGGAAGCTGCTGATCCGCCAGCGCGATCTTTGCAACAGGGTCACCATCCACCAACACTACGTAGTGGGGGTTCTCGCCATCTTCTCCATGGAGAAAGAGGGTCACATCATTAACGTCCGCACCAGCAGACACTTTATCTAAAGAAATGGTTTCATAGATCATAGCGTTCTCCTCGGGCTCCACTACTTCGGCCTCTTTTAGCTCCTCTTCCTCAACAACGTCATCCATTACTTCTTCCTCTGTTGGTTCATCAAAGGTAGGAGCAGGAACACAACCAGTAGGGCACTCCGAAACAGGCTCAACCTCTTCCTCAGAAACCTCTACGATCTCTTCATCGTCATCCATGTCTGCCTCTTCTTCAGCATCTGCAGCTTCATGCTCACGAGTGGCATACTCACGCCCACGAACAGGAGGACCTTGCTTGTCACAAGACTCACGAGCACGCTCGTCGTCCTCATCGTCCTCATCGTCATCTATGAACTCGACGTCATCTTCAGAGACTTCCATGGCAGATTCAGGCTCGTCGTCGTCATCTTCTTCGTAAACTTCTACGTCTTTTGCATCTACTTCCATGGTGTCATCCTCTTCTGCTTCTTCTTCAAGAGCTTCTTCGTAGTCTTCTGCTTCTGGAGCAATATCGTCTACTAGTTCAATGATAGAAATGTCCTCTGGATCAACATCCACAATTGGAAATTCTGGTTCTTGGTCCAGGTAGGCATCAGCCTCGTCACGCTGAAATCCAATTTCCTTAGGGGGCTTAGCTTCGTGGCCACGACCACTCCCTAAGTTCATTTTTTCTCTAAGTCCTGACATTGTCGTAAACTCCTTAGAAGGTGATGCTTCAACAGGCCCTCCTGATCCACCACCAGTCTCTGATATAACATCGCCACCTATGCTGTCGTCGTTAAGTAATCCAGGTAAACCCTTCATTACTTTTTTACAGGATTTACTTTTTCCTTTGTAAGGACAACTAGGTGGTCCGTGTGGGTACTCGTCAAGGAATTCTTTTGCGAACTCTTTGACATGCTTCTTCACTTCAGGGGGTTCTAACTCAATATTTAACGCTTCTTTACCACGGTCCCCTTCAGTGTCTCCCGTAACTAAAGGCCCGTCACGCGAGTTGGTCTGAAGACGCAACTTCCTTGAAAATACCGACATACTAGCCTCCTAATGTTGCTGTAAGCTCGTCTGTGTTTGTTAGTAATGTCGCGTAATGACGAGCGTAAATATTAGATTAGCGAATGCCAATCTGTTGTGCGTAAAACCTAATCTTTTCCCAAAGATCTATACCTATTTGCTGTTTTTCATATGAAGAAATTTTATCAGAATTTGCAGTATCAGATAATCTCTTTACAAGTGCTCCAAATTCCTTCCACATTACAGCTTCTTGTGGCGCAGAATGGGCACGTCGGTAGGTGTGTCCTTTATATAATAACTTATTCGGTGTATTCTTTGGCATATTTAGTAACAACTTTTCTAAGTAAGCTGTGAAGCAAGCCAATCAACTAGCTGCCACAAGTCGTTAAAGCCAGAAGAACCAGTCCTATCCCTACGTTTGTAAGAGTACGAACAGCTTACTGGATATCCAGTGTACCCTTGCGGTCTTAGAATTACAGTAACTACATCAAGCTTCCGTTTACCTAAACGAATATCGAAGTAGTAATCAGAATTAGTAGGGGATCTAACTATAAGCTGATCTGCACCAAGACGGTTCTTAAGCTCTTCGGCTACTATATTAAACACTTGAGCGTAAGTTGTAATATTAGCAGGGAATTGACTTAACAGCGTACTGCTGGAAGAACTTCCATCAACTGTAAAATTGTAACAAGATAATGGACAAGAGGTTGCAAGCATGTCGCTCGTCCCAATTCCAAAAACTCTACTCCAATTAGATGGCATTAATAGTATCCTTTTAAGAAAAGATCTAATATAGAATAACTAAGATGATACGGTATCGGTAAATATTTCTATAGGTTGAATAAGTTTACCTGTAGGACTAACGTAAGCTTGGAACCTAACAGGAACATCCCCAAAGTCTTCTAGGATGGCTGGTGGAGTTCCTTGAGGAAATTCTACAAAACCTATGATGTTAAAACCGAACTGAGGAGAAGAATACGTATTTGAAACTTCTGGGTTGATAAGACTTACTTGCACATTACCTAGTTGTGCTCGAATAATACGAATAATTGGCTGTAAGTAGTCTTCCCAATGTGATACAGGTTCGTCTTCTATATCCTTTACCATCTCCGCTTCGTCAGGTATCTCCGTGTCTTCTATAGAATCTACCGTAGGATCCGCCTCTTCGGCAGCTACGTACACTCGTCCCTTGTATAAAACGCTACGCGCTTTCATGAAATCACCTATCCTTTTTTAAATGGACTGTCGTTAGGAAGGATACCAGTAAGAGTTTGGTTATCCGGAAGCGACTGCTCGAACCTAGGAATCAATTTGGAGAGTGCAGCTGCAGAAGATCCAAAATTTCGTTTTCGTCCACAAGCTTCAGAGATACGAGATACCACGCGTACCTCATTGGAAAGTTTTTTGTCTAGACCATTACCGTTAATGCGATCTAAAATATACTTAACCATAGGCTCAAAGAATGTATCTGGTAGATCTACCGGAGGAACTATCCCTAAACGTGTTGCAATGTACTGAGTAGCTTCTGCTTGTCGCCTACTCAATCCTTCTTTGCTTTCTAATTCATGCATAAGGTGCTGAGCAACACGTGATCTACGATTGCTATCTGGATCACTACGGTTTATACGATCGAGTATCTTGGCCATCCTACGTTGAGGAATCCCAAAGATGGTTTTATCCTCATCCCACAATGGGATACTGTCTAGTTCTTCGATTAGGTTTCGTACAGTACCATCACGGACACCGGCAAGAACCTTCTTAAGATGTGGTCTATTTATTTTGAATCTACTATTTTCTAACCCAGCACCAAATCCCTCTCCTGCAGCAGGAGCTGCAGGAGCTGCAGGTGGAGCCTCTTCTCCTCCTCCTGCGGGCTCTCCTAAACCAACGTCAGTACCTCCTCCTTCTCCTCCCTCCAAATCTGCGTCGGTACCAAAATCTGAACCTAGCTCGCCAAAGTCCCCCATACCCCCACCTTCTCCAAAAGATGTCTCTCCTGTAGCAACACCGCTTTCATCAATTCCATACTGATTACGTAGCTCAGTCAAAGCTACTTGCTGTTCGTAGATTCTTTTCTTTGTTTCTAAATCTGCATCAAATGAGTCTAACGCTTTATCGATATCAAAACCTGCAACTTGAGAGCGCATACGAATTGGAATAGGTATTCCCTTAGCTTCCAATCCATCTAATATTTCTAGAAAGTTTTGATCGGCTACCGGAGAAAGTGGTTTATCCCACTCAATTATAGGTAAAATGTATGATGGCTCATTGCGCCGTCCTCCAGGACCTCCTTTAGGACCACCAGTACGTACTCTATGGGATATCTCAGCTTTTGTGCGTTTAACAAAGCCATGCTGTCTTGCAAGCTGTGTACACATCTTTTCTACTAATATTTTTTGTGTAAAATAATGACGTACTGCTCTAACCTTTTCTAGGAAAGTAGATAAAATTACTTCCATAGAATTCCAGTTAGCCTCACCCGACATGAAGTTCTCGCTTATTCCGAGAGCCCTCATTTTAGCTTCAGACAAGAACGACCATTCATCTGATAGCTTCCAAAAATCAGAAGCTCCTCCCCCAACAGGAGTTACTACAACTCCTTCACGAGTTACAACCTTTCCTCCAATTGGGTCTTCTTCTGCCGCAAAAAACAGGTCTAACACCTCGGACATCTCATCGTCCGTAGCATCTGGCCATACAGTAATATGCCACAGAGGACCTGCTCGTCTACGTGCTCCAGAGATACTAGCATCTAAGAGAGCCTTCTCGTAGATCTTGAATGGCATTATTCTTGTAAGATAACTTGTACCATAGTAGTCAGTAGCAAATGTCATCCGTGGTAAGAACATTGTGTTCTCAGGAGCCAACGGAATAGGCTGACCTGCGGCCATCAGGTTTATTAGTACAGGGTCTAGCGTAGTACGTTGTTCTATTATACGCGGATCTGAAGAAGTTGCCCAAGTACGCTGATCTTCTGTAGGTTGTAAATCTATTAATGGATCCAAGCTGGGTACTGGGGATACTGTAATAGAAACGTAATCCAAATCATGCGGGATAGTTTCTGTCCAGTATCCTTTAGATTCATCCATTAGTTGGTGGTATACAAATTTACCAAAAGTTAGATAATCACTTAGTAGCATTGGCATCATTGGAATGACACCACTAGCGTAAAGTGCATCTTGATAAAACTGCATTATTTTTGGATCGTTTACGCCAGATAGAATAACATTCTGTGAGAATGCAAGGTCCCTCCAGTACTCTGTAGCAGGACCAGCAATAGCATCAAACATCATCAAGTTTCTAAATATTTTATTTTGTGTTTGGGGATCTGCTGGCAGAAAATCCTCTGCTAAAGTTGGATCTTCTGCTCTCTCCCAAACAGGAGAGTACCTCTGGTTCATACCAGCCCCAGCAGACATGGGGGCGGTAACGTTGGTCATCGCAGTACCGTATCTAGTACGAGACCTTGAAGAGGTGCTATGGGTACGAGATACTGCAGCAGTACGATTTACTACCCTCCGTTGTATTTTACCCTCAGTAAGATCGTATCTGAATTTGAACATATGGTGCCTCAGCAACAGAGTGCCGTCTGGATACTAGTGTAAAATCTGCAGTACTTATACGTATGTATGCTAATTCTTCCATACGGTGGTTCGGCAACCAGGACAGAAATTAGCTACTTGGTACTTGCACAGCTTAACCGGTGACATACTTGTTTTACAGCGTGGACATAGTCCTTTTTTCATTAGTGCTTCTATTTCTAAAAATTTATCTGTAGTACCGCTATCAGCTGCAACAACTGTGGTAGATTCAGATCTGCTTGCAGCTGTCTTTACCAAGCTAGTATCGATGCGCTTCGTATAACGTGGTACTAGTGTGCGCAAGATACCACATGCGGTAGAATGGTCCTCTACAGACGAAATAGGGTCTGAGAATCCAGAAACACGAAGATTGCCTACCATGCGTTCCACAATAGAGGTTTCATCTATAGAAGTGGCCATATCAGTAGGAAACTCTGCCAGAACATCCCGTGCTAAGTTATGAAGACTCTTTTGGATCATCCTTCTGCTCCTTATCTTCTACCAGACCTGTAAGCCCCTGCAGATTTCTCCGAAGTTGAACCGGTATTCCCCATGAAGCTGCCCATCCTACCGCCACCTCTTCCGCCACGGCTAGCTCCCCTAAAGATACCAACAGATCCAGCTGTTCCAGACTTACGTCTGGATATATGTGCACTCTGTTTTTGATACTCTTTTTTGTATCGTTGTATGAAACTGTGTGCTAAAGCACCAACTCTAAACAGATCGTCGTTACCGTTATCGGGTTTGTATAGTTTATTACCAAACTGATTAACCGTAGTAAGCTGTAATTGAAAATGTGCTCGTGGAAACTCTGCCCTACGTGACAAGTCACGTATCTGTAACAGGTCATCCGGTGGGCACTCTGGAGCTGGCAACCACACCTTCATTCCTCGAAGTTCATCCCTAAACTGAGTAAAATCTTTCCACTTTAAACTATAACGTTGTGCATCTACTTTTAATGAAGGATTCGTACGTAAATCGTGTACAGCGTACGCACTGTTCCATCTATCGAAACCAACATGTAAAAAGTTGAAAGAATTTACTAAAGGAACGATAAATTTGTCATAACACCAAGCAAGGTCTACATTACTTCCCTGAACTGGAGCCACTTCTACAAACTCTTCAAATAGTATACCATCTATATCTGGAAGGTACCTCCCAACACATAATGCGAATGAGTTAGTTGTTTCTCCATTATCAATAGCTAATACGCGTGGGTTGAAAGGATCGTAAGATATATCTCCTAGTATCGGCCTAACCCAACGTAACCCGTCTTCGTCTTCTTGCCGTTCAATATGATATTTGAACAGCTGTTCTTCTCCTGCGGAATGTAGAAGATCTTGAACAAGGCGGTGTTCTGGAAGAAAAGGACTTAAGGCACGAGGAGGGATAGCACAGAAATCGCGCATAAACGATTCCATGTCTCCAGCCTTCTGTTCCCTGATTACATACTCTTTTTCTTTTGGGTTAACTTCCCATGTTTTATAATGAGTATAGAACATCCTTGGCGCACGAGTCGCCACTGCGGCACGTTGCATAATAGGGTCACTGATAGAAGAGGGACTAGAGATATTAAACATGTAAGCATCGAGACTATTGTAGTCGCCTAGTGATTCTCTACGGTAGTCTGCTTGTGTACGAATAGTAGTAAGACTATTAGATAATGCATTAAATACTTCAGTACCATCCTTAGTACCTGCACGACGTTTTCCATCTTCGTTCGTATTAAACCAACCTAATTCGTCTTGCGCAGCAAAAATTCGCGTTCCTCCGCGAAGTCCACTACTACTAGCAGCAAGTATATGCACAGCTAAACGTTTACTAGGGAATGCTAAAAATGTACTACCAGAATGATATAGCTGCACTCCAGTACGTTTACCTTCACTTACAAGGTATTTCCTAAACTCCCTAAACCATGGTGAAGAGTCGTAAACCTCTCTAAAAGGTCCCCACATATACTTATTAATCTGATGTAACGTAGGTGCTACAAACGCAGCTTCAAATACAACATTGTTCGGCTGATTAAAGTATCTAGTGGGACTTGGAAGAGAAAGATACCTATGTAAAATGTACGGAGCGGCGAATGTAGCTACAGAGTACGACTTACCAGATCTCTGTCCCCATACACCAACAAATTCATTCGGAGGTACTGGACGGATGTTTACATTATTATCAAACTCATGGTGGTCCCAAAATCTACTATCGCGTTGCCACTCAGTAAGCAGTTCTGTTCGATTACGTTTACATTTAGGGCATACTCCATATTGCAACAGAGTAAAACGATCTAACACATCTCCCATAGAAGCATCTACTGGAACATCATGTATATAATCAGTGTCACTGCAAAAGTGGCATACATCAGAAAAAAAGTGCACGAGTACTTGTAGCTGCTTTGGGAACATCTCTCCGGTATACCCCAAAAACTCAGGGTTTCTACACCACTCCACAATATTTGGAGCTACATCAAAAGAGCGTTCAGTAAAAATAGAAGGGTCCAGATCAGCTGAAATTGCCCTATCAATCATGGCTACCGGGTCGGGTAGTCCATCAATATCATCTAAGTTATCTCCAAATGAAGACAGTCTTGAATAAATGTCACCGGAATCATCAGGGTCATCTGGATAGGGTAAAGGAGCTTCGGAAGTTCTACTAATAGACACACTTACAGTAGCAGTATCTATAGTATCTGGAACAACTGGTTTATCTTTAGTAACAGGTGCATCTTTAGGAACAGACTTAGCGGATCTAATGTCGTTCAACAACGACATAGCTTTACGCTTCTTTGGCTTAAACTTTTTATCAGATGCTTTTTTCACAAGAATACCCTAGACTATTTTCCACCTTCTCCTTGAGGAGAATCTATCATATCTGAAAGCATAGCTTGTACACGTTTTCCTAAACGCAAAACCAAAGAATCTTGTCTGCGCAATTCAACTTCTGCTAAAGCAGCTCTACAAATAAACATATCTTCAGTGGGACCTTCTTCAATATCTACGTCTACATCCGTAATTTCATCAAATATGTCTAGAGTGCTATCAAATCCTTCGTAAGTTTCTGTTTCTTCAGAAGGTTTGCAAAGACTACAATGTTTAACACAGGGGTCATCGTTAAGACTTTGTTCTGGCATTAGTAGCTCTCCCCTACCTATCTACTGGTTGTACTGATCATTACCCCAAGAGCGGACACATCTGCTTGTAGTTTATCTACTACCTGAATCAGCTTTGCTAATGTAGTGTTATACTGGTCAAATCGATTTACTACTTTATCAATTAAATCAACTAATCTGGTAACTCTTTCTGATAAAGACTTAATATGCGTACGCAAACCAACACTGAAATACCAGATTTTACCAGAAGGGTCATCTGGATCTAGTACGTTGTGCATATCGAATATTCTCTCAACAAACTTAGCGGTAGACTCTGTAGTTTTGGTTAGGTTTTTAAGATCTACCTCAATCCACTCTTTAAATTTTGCAAATCGCTCATCTAGAGAAGATAGTGTTTTACCAGAGCCTAAAGTCTTATCTAGAACGTAGGCAACAACTGCGGCGGCTGCGCCACCTCCTAAGCCAAAACCGGCTCCACCTAATCCATCTGGCATAAGTCACCTCTCACTATGCAAAGGACAAACGCCATCTATTTCACTCTATCCCCACCGAAGTCTTTATTTGTAGCCATCTCTACAAAGTCCACTAGGTAGCGTTCCGCTGATTCGTTTAAGTTACCACCCTCCAGTAACATTTTACCCATAGAATATATAAAATCAGCTGTAAGGTCTTTTTCTACAACAGTTGATTTATCTGGAGACCCATTGGATGAAAGATCGGATAAGAGGTAACTGAACACTGTACCAAGAGCAAACCCGGTGCTTGGAAGATCCCCCATCAATACTTTTCCGTTTTTTAAAACAGAGAACGTAACACCATCATCAGTTGTAATGGAGTACACGTCATCGGAAACATTTATAGACACATAAGGTAGGCTACTAGGAATTGGATCCCCAGTATCAGAAGTGCGAAGTTTGTTGTCGTATGTAAGAGTAATGGTTGTAGATTTTAGCTGATTTGTTGAAGAAGTAATCATCTGGTAAGTCAATGCGTTGTCTTTAGCATACGCTTGCGCCGTTCGACGGATTATACTTTTTATATCTATAGAGGTGTTGTCGGGCCATCTGAACTGGATTACTGAAGTTGGAAACAGCTCCTGCTCTACTAATAACTGTTCTTTAAGCTTAGCAGTTGCGTGTAGCTCACAATTTTCTGGTACCTGTAGAAGTATCAGATCTTTGAGTTCATTACTATGATGGTAAATCCGCATAGTCCTCACGAACGCAGTAGTACCTTCTGGATAATTTTATCCAGAAGGTTAATTATATAGGACACCTACATAAGAAAGATCAATCTAACATGATCTCTCTAGTATAGAGTAACCTTAATTAGATGTTTTGTTGTGGGATTTAAGGGAGGAAGGAGCAGCGGACACTTTGTTGTCCAAAGCTATCTTTACAGAAGGGGAGGTATCTTTATAGAAGCGCCTCTTAATTTGAGGGATACTGTAACAATACCTACAGTTCCTTTTTGATCTAAGCTTTCGTCGTGCACCGTACTCAAAGCAGGACACCATCTGCCAGTAAGCTGCACGCCCACGACATTTTCTGTGTTTTGGCCTACAACGATTGTACACCTTTTGCTTAGCTTCTCGCGTCATGTCTGTTCGGTCGAAGATTTTACTGCAAGGGTACTGACGTTTGCACCTAGCTGCTGTTTTGTAAAATGGACCCATGTTGTACCGATTAAGAACACACCTTCTGATAGGTCGGTTATACTTGGCATGCGTCGGGTATGTACACCAGATGATATGCCTTGAGATCTCTTGGGCACTCTTAAGAAAGGACAACTTAGGATCTTTCTTCAACTGGTTACACTTCCGATAAACATAACGTCTGTTGCCACGTACATGGTGCTGCGTCATTCCGCAGTCAGCCCAACAACGATTGCTTCTACGCTGTTTACACGCAGGATTTACTAGAATTAGTCCTCTGAAATCAGATTCCATTCTAGCTAAAGCAATTAGAAAAGTTGCGTCTACCCCTGTGCGTTCCTCAGCGTAAAGAGCAGCCGTAGCAATCATCTCTCTTCGTTGAGGTGTCATTCGATGCGCGTAATAGGTACTACGCTGCGCATTGTTTGGATCCTCAACAGCCCACACAGATTTTGCTAGATCCTTAATACGCAACTTGTACCTTTGTAGGTAAACAGATGTTTTTCTAGTGGAATCTACTACTATAGGCTTCAGCACCATTAGTGGATCTGGATAAGATACAGATCCTTTTGACTGAAGATAGAATTTTAGATCCCCTGAAATGGCTTTGTTTAGTGTTTCGTCCCTAGAAGGAACAGCGATAGACCCTACAGGGTCACCAGTAACAGGAACAGGATTTTTTGCAAAAGCAATAGTCCCAAACAGTAGTACGGATACCGTTACAAATTGCAATAGTTTTTTCATAGTAAACTCCTTTTCGTTGTTTCAAAATGGCGTATATTGCACCAGAACAAAGTTTTATTGTGCAATTTACGCATACTACGTACGGTTACAATGTTATAGAAAGAAAATAGACCTAGTTTGTTGTGGTCTGTTGAAAGATCAGGAGGGAGTTATGGAGGTGGAAGATTAGCATAATCCTATCTCTAGTTTATTTTTTCGTCTGAGATAGGGGTATCAGTACTCGGATTGTCATCGCTATCCTCTAAGCCAACCCGATCATCTACGTTGAGGAGCCTTTGCAGTTTTGGAACTAGCTCAGAAGTATCTTTACGTAGTCTGCTAGCCATTCTTTTCAAATACTGCTTTACAGATCGATCCACCTTACGAACGTTAGAAGGATCGACAAAGGATTGGATATCCTCACGTAGTCTGTTACTCTCCTCTATTGAGATCACTACACACTGATTTACTAAAGGGCGTAGGATCTTTTGGATTATTTCGCGCACCATCTCTTCAGATGGGCGCAATTTTTCACGAGCCAGAATGGTAGCTCGTGCCTCACGCATCAACGAGATGTATTGGTCCATCGCGTCTGAGTTTAAAGGATTATCTTTGTACTCTGTGTTACGTTCTTCTGCAGCACGATTTAAATCTTGCAGCATTTGATCTAGAAGCTCATAACCTGTACCAGCTACTCGATCAACACATGCTACAGAATGCTCATCTATAGCTGCAGCAGACGCGCCGTAAGACGCAGCTAGCTGCGCTAACGACTGCTCACCAGTTCGGATATCGGAATCCAACTGACGCACAGTACGCAACGGCAAATTGCTACAAAGTGGGCACGTCATATTAGCTACCTAGAAAACTCAGAAAGTGCATCAAACCTTGGTGCACAACATCCAACAGAGGCCTCTATAAACACTAGGCTTTCCGGAGATGGAGGAATCATATCATAGGTAGAAAAATCATCTTCTGTGGCTGGACGTAGTCCAAACTTGGCAGCTTCTGAAGAAGACATCACTTCCCTGATAGGTAGGTCTCCATTTGCAGAATGGAACTCAAGATCTATCATTTGGATTTCATCCAGGTCGTTAGTTCCAATCTTACCTCTTCCAGTGTCATCATTTACTTTTTCAATTCTAGCGTCACGTATTAGTACAAATGGAAAGTCCTCTTCGATATTGTCAGCAAAGTACCACTTTCCAGGCTGCAAGTTAAGCTTAAAAGCTTTCTTTACTTCCTTCTGAACCTGTACTAAAAACGTTCTTTCTCCATAAGGAGAAACAGTCATCTTATGGGCATCAGCTAGTTTTACAATATCAGGAAGACGGTTTTCTCTTACGTCCTGCAATAGAATCGTAGTAGAAGTAGACTCTACTACACGTTCGCCTATTACTTCTAACGTACGAGCTACCGTTTCGATAGCAGAAGTTGGTCCTAGCAGAAGAACCGCTGCATAACCTTTTTCGTGCCCTACGTTCATGTTCTTCATTATGCTCTCCAGTGATACTTATGAAACATCTGTATCGTCATCGATATGCCGATAGAATTTACGATACAGTCTCATTACAATTCTACGTTGACGTGCACCAGTTTGCACATAACGATTCTTTTCCAAGATAAAGCTAAATAGTTTAAATATTGTGTCAAGTGCATGACCGTATCCACCAGAATGGATAACAATTAAATCGGTTAGTGCATTCAAGCGTTCCCATAAGAACCTTGAAGAGGCTTCTCCCGCCATCTTGTAAAGATGCTCCCCAACCCTAATAACCTTAGGAGGAGAATCCTCTTTAGAACTTCCAACAACGTTGAACACTGGAGCCTTTTCTCTATCTTTTACCATTCTAGCATCTCGTAACTTTCTAGATAGGTCTTCCAGCTCAAATAACAGGTCAGCATAACGAAACTTGTTCAGTATAGACTTTATAATAGGTACAGGAAGTTTTTCCTCTTCCATATACTCTGCCAAAAAGAAATCGTTAGGGTCCTCTTCCAACTGCTCGTCGAAAATTGAGGCTTCCTTCCATACTTCTTTCTTATTATATGCTTTTACAACATTACGTACATTTTTTCTAAGATCGAGCACATGCTTACGAAGCTCGAATAGGATACCTTCCCTATCTTCTTCCTCTATCTCCGAAAAAGCAGTTTTAAGTATAGTCCATTTATACGGAAATAACTCTGTAGACCATTTAGCTTTATAGAGCTGCCAACGAGCGCACTGTAAGATAGCTTCAGGTCGTGCCATCTCTGTTATATCTGTTACACGGCGTCCATGCCAAACACCTGTAGTAACATTATAAATAGTGCCAAACCTACTAGCTAGTGCGTCTGGACTAACACTTTCTGGAACCAAATAAAAACGAACTGGATGATTGGTGTTAGAAAGGAAATACCCAGAAACAATCTGGGTATCTTTTCTGTATTCTTCCATATCTGCATCAGCAGTATGAATAAGTACATCAAGATCTGACTGTTCATCATAGTAATGACCAACCAAGGCACCGACTAAATACACTGCTTTTGCGTTAGGAAACCTACGTGATATTTGGTGCTGAAGCTGAAGACGCGCAGCTGGAGCAAGATTCATCTCATCTGAGTTCCAGATGTCTCGATCCATCAAGCGTCTATGATAATCTAGTATATGCATGTTATCGTTGCCTAGTATACCGGTAACCTTTGTACTCTATAACATCTGCTACAACACTAGACACTTTTTTTGCCTTTGGTCCGCCAGGAACTGTAGCATTAGCATCCTCATCAATTGCGTTAGTAGGAGAATCGTCTCTAACCTGCTTTTTAGTAGGAAGCTCTTGCGTCTCAACATCATCACGCTTAGAAGGAGTTGAAACTGGGGTGTCATCTACTTTTTTCAGTTTACCTTCTTGTTTCAATTTAATCAACTGCTGTGCATTGGCTGAAACCGCATCCTCCATTGCTCCTTGTAACACATCATAGATAGTCCCATTCCAATTACGAAGAGCGTGTTCACCAATAGATTTAGCTACTAAGGTGGGGGTTTCACTGAATATAATCATAAGGTCAGTGAGTTCTAATTCGTTGAAATCAGGACTATACTTCTGTATTAAACTACTTATAGGAGTATTTGGATCTTTTTGTAGAAGTGGTTGAAGCAGTTTGATGTACCCAATTGTTTCTCTAAGTAGTCTGTCCCCTTTATAAGGAAGGTCTACGTCAGAAAGAACTGCGGCTTCTTTAGCGGTATAAAAGGGCATTACGCCAAGAAACTTATACCAATTTGCTGTAACAGATGCGGCTTTACTTGGAGAGCGTTCTTGCTTCCACCACCTCTCGGCTTCTGTCATCAGAATTTTGTCAACAGCTGCACTGATTATGTTCATAAGGGACAAATTTTCTGATATTTGTCCCTTATTATCAAAAATCTCATTTATATGTGAGTATCCGATAGATGGATTATGTAGAAGTAACCGATGTATAAGATCTAAATCAGCGTAGTCAAACCTAAATGAGGTAAGCTCTTCGCGTATATCTTTTGCTGGATCTTTAGCATTCGCAGGAATATCAGAAACACGTGTCTTGATGAACTTCTCAATTAGCTTACGTAGATCACCACTGTAACTAAGTGACTTTCCTCTACCAGATTCTTTAATTCGAGTACTAACAGCCATGTTACAGAATCCTAAAACAAAGTGTATGAGTACAGGGTGGTATAGGTTATCTGTACCACCCTGTACCATACACAGGATTTACGCTGTATCCCAGGTGTCTACAGTAGACTACTATACCCAAGCTCGTGCGCCTGCAGCGCCGATAGCTGTTTCGCGTGCTAAAGTAGTAGTGTTATAAATAGTGAATCCCTCGGGTACATCGTTTGCATCTGGGCGTGTTCCACCAGGTCCACTAGTGTACACTGGAATAACTCCCAAAGACATTGCAGTAGGTGCTTCAATTGCTGCAAAGTAGTTAGGATCAGTGATACCTAGTGCAACATAACCCAAATCTGGGTTGTTAAACGAAACAGAGATCATACCTAAACCAAGCAGCGCTTTAACTTCCTCTGCGCGATCTACACTACTAGACAGATAGCTAAGCGGGAAACTCTTTTGCTGCCCATTTTTTAGGAATACGGGACCGACTACCAAAGGGTAAGCTGATCTATTTGTGATAGTGATCTGCGCTCCAGGTGAGTTAACAATTCTTGTTGCCATTTTCGTTCGCTCCTAAATGATGGGTTCTATTACCCACGCTAAAAAAGACGCAAGTATGACACCAGGGTTAAACTACACTATATAGTAACAATAATTTAGGAGTGATGGAGAAAAGAAAACGAATGCAGATTTTTGAAAGATCTTCGGACAGAAAATCTTAATAGAAAGGAACTATGTGCTAGATATCGAAAGACTTTGCCAACTTCCAACCTCTCTTCTCGTCCCAGCCCTCGTTTACTACCAAGGATACGTATAGAACCTTCTCAGAAGACTGGTCTACCGCTACCTGTCCAAAAAATTGGTCGTTTTTTAAAGTCTTAAGCGACGTACGCTCTTTTGTCTCAACCGCTTCCGCAACAAAATCATCCTCAAGCAACTCGCGTACTTGCGCCTTAGCAATAGTATCCTGCTCCAAATCTGATTTTGCCAAAGCAGTACACAAAGAATCCATGTCAGACAAGTCAACTAGCTGCAGCGGTGCCCGAGTCTTCATGACATTCTTAGTGTTCAAACGCATCTTGGATGCCATAATTGCAGCAGAACCATAGCATACACGCACCAAAGGTTCCCAAATTGTACGCCAATACTCAGCAGAAGGTGCACGTTCAACACCTACTACAGTACCATTGATTAAGACTATTGCCCCAACCTGGTTATCGATAAGCTCGAACTCAGCAATAAACTCATCCAATTGACGTTCATAATTCTGCAGGTAGTTAACCAAGTTACGATCTGTTCCAAGACCATTCTCATTAGAAAGTTTACCAATGGACCCCCATAGTTTGTTGTAACTACGATTACCGCGCATCTCTAACGCAGGACGTCTAAGGGCTAAGGGAAGAATCAAAAGCTTATGAGCATCTTCTGAAATTGCCCCAGGCTGTGTGGCTTGAATACACATAGCGTCATCAAACTTACGACGGCTCTTCCCCGGAACGATTGCCGCAGTAGTCATAGCATGATCCTGTGCAGACTGCTTTACTACGTAACCAACGTTAGTTGGTATCAAAACCGGCTTAGAATCGGGGTTTGAAAAATTCATCACCCCATAATCGCTAGTACCAACACGAACGATATCAGGGTTAGCAAACCGGTAGTCCTGCAGTTCATCTTCCATAATTAGTGGAATTACCTGCATAGACCCTACAGTCTGAATACGGCCAACTTCGCAACCACGAAGAATTTCACGAATTGTTGTTTTCATAGTCACACCTCCTACCTAGACAGAATAGTGGCTGTCTGACGCCCAATATCCGTATGCTTAACAAAGTCTGCCCCAGCAACTTTTACAAGACCACGTCTGCCTAGCGCACTGACGGTACTTTCATTTATAATACCATGGAACTTAACAAGACCACGTTTGTCCGGAGTGGCTCTGTAAAGCTCAATCATCGCAGTGGCCATTGGAGGAGAAAGCACCTTTGCAGCCTCCGCTGCTGCTTTAGATGGTTTACCACCAGTGGACAACTTACGTGGAGTGGTAGCCTCCTGAAGCGCCTTTTTACCAGTAAGTGCATCTAGCATCAAAGCACGTGCTTGCTTAAGCAGCGCACGAACCCCTGCCAGGGGATCCTGTTCCATAGCCTCACGTAGCAAAGAAGCTCCAAAGGCACTTGGATTCTGAACAGGCATCGTAGGTACGATACCTGGAGCAAGTTGCCTAACGGAAGCGGTCTCTGCCGCTGCAACAGGGTTAAGGTGATAAATCGGAATAGTAATCCCAATTTTTCTAACTGCCCTAACCGTCTCTGCAAATCTCCCCGCAGGAGTATTCTCGTAACCATCCGAGATTACGTACACCGCAGTTGGATTGTGGTCCCGAATTGCTTTTGCAAAGGGGAGTGCCAAAGACGTATCCCCAGATGGAAATACCATCCTACCTTTTCCCTTACCTCCGACGATTACTGCCTTAGCACCTGCGGCAATAAACATATCGCGCATCGCCAAAGCAGTAGCCATTGGACGCAGCTTCTGCGTCTGGTCACCAAACATAGACCTAGAAGCATCTACTAGAACAACAGCACCGTCACAATCAATAGGCAGTTGTGCTGCAGATTTACGTGCTTTCTCGTCCAAAGCTTTACGAATGTTATCGTCTAGTTTACGCTCAAAAGCATATAGGTACAGACGAGTAGCATCGTAGCTGTTTGGATCAAAGGTAATAGTTACTCCAGCTTTCTCAGCACGAGTTTGTACTTGGATCTTCTGCTTCGCGGTCATTGACCCCGATTTTGCAGAGATCTTTACAATCTCTTCCTTCTTCGTACCTTTGTGGTAAACAGAACGAATACCTTCCAGTACTTCTGGAGGAAGAGTTTTTCCAGCAGCCAAATCTGTTCTAGCCGCAATATACGACTGAAACAGTGGACGCGACCACTCTTCTTTAGAAGACCCTCTAGAGATAACAAAAGCTACACATTCGCAAACGGTTGCCAAATCGTTTGCTCCCAAGTAGGGTACTACCTGAGTCTGTAAAATTTGTTTTTCTTTTGGTCCTAAAACGGTGTTTGCTCCGTTATCTGCAAATCTACGTCCAAGTGTATGAATGGTACTTGCAAGACGCTTTCCCCACGCGTGCTTCAATGCACGTTGCATCTTACGTCGATATTTTACCGACCACCATTCAATGTTAGGAGAGCTTAGAATAGCGCTCAACATAACACGTCTAGTACGGCTGTTGTTACATCCACTATCCAATAGCATCTCAAAGAGCTGGAACATTCTTGGAACAGTAATACTCTGTACTAGAGCCTTTACCAGCTCTCGTTCCCCTTCCAGCTCTGTCTGGGTTGGAGTTCCGTTATCCGGCCACTCCAACAGAAACCAGCAGACAAGCTTCCGCGCATTATCTGTTAGTCCTGAAAGACACGACAGAATTCCGTAAGTCTGGCGGTCTACGTTAAACATGGCAGCATGTGCCAAGCGTTCAGCTTTGATCTGGTCTTCTTTGGTATTATAGTGCGTTCCACGCCCCATACCGGTTGTAGCAATATCCAGGAAGCTAGATACTACTCTACCGATAATGCGCTGCTCACGCATGTTTAAACCAAGGTCCTCCTTACGAAGAAGACGAGTGGCCAACTTAGGCACAGAAGGGATGCTATACTGCTCACAGTAAACTCCCTGCTTGTCTGCTGCAGCCACTAGCGAGTCAACCGCCTCGGTATCTGTGACCACATACCCGTCAAGTACCTTCCCATCAGGACCAGGAACTGAGTTAAGCCCAGGTTCCACAGAAATACCGATCTGCAGTCCAAGCTTAACTCCCTTATCGGTGTTTTCAAGGAAGATTACTTGCGAGATGGCACGGGTGCCCATCAGCCTACGCAGCTCTGTTGTTTGTAGTCCCTTACGCATTTTAGAGGCCTCCATTTGTAGATACAAAAATAAAGGGCTCACGGAGGAGCCCTTATCCGAAATAATCAAAAAAAGAATACGAGGAAATTTGAAGGTCAGTAAAGTTGTGAAATACGGGACTTGAACCCGCAACCTCTTCATTATGGGTGAAGCGCTCTAACCAAGTGAGCTAATTTCTGTAACGACCTTACCGTCCTCGTACATTGATATTAAATTTGAGGAAATGTGAGAGCAAAGAGTTGACATTTTTTAAATGCCGGATCTATATTCCGGTGCCTTAACCATTTGGCTACTTCCCCGTATATGGGGAAGCTAGGATTCGAACCTAGATATTTGTTCTGTACTTGCTCTGCAGTCCTCAAAATCTTGTGTTCTATCAAAAACTAAAAAATGAATAAAGGAAATGCGGAAGTAAAGTGATGAAGTTACAAGGAGCAGGATTTGAACCCGCGACCTTCGGTGTGCAATACCGACGCTCAACCAACTGAGCTATCATTGTGTTTTCTGTACTTACTTCACCGTCCTCTATTCAAATCGTGATTCCTTGTTGTCTGCTCCTATTATAAGCATCTATAGCCTACTGTCAATACCTTTTTAGGGGCTCTAACACTATTTTCTGCTTACCAAGTCTACCTAAAGAGGAGTGTCTGTTTTATCTTCTGTCAACGCAGAAAGCCACTCTTTAGCCTCTGCAATGCTTGCCTTTAAACCACGTACATCCCTTCTAGCGCGTACCACAACTGCTTTAGCTTTAGTTACGCGAGCTTCTGCTTTGCGGAGGTCTCCTTCTAGACCTTTGAGTAGCGTAGTTTGCTCAGTAATCTTCTTTTCCTTAACTGACATCAAATCCTCCTAACGAGTCCTTTGCAGAGTTCTAGTAGGCTTCCCAACATACTCTGTGTATCCTGCTTAAACGGTATACTCAATTGTGCATAAAAAACTTCTACACGTATACCCAAACGCTCTGATTTTTCATTCGCGGCAGCTAGTGCCTCGTCGTAATCTAGGAAAACTGCTGGAGCATTTCCATTATCCGCCATAGCCCTATCTATAGGTGGGGCGTTTCCCATGTGACGTAGACCAATAAAAAATACTGTATGCTCCCAACTTCCGTTTTCCATTTGGCCCCGTCTATAACTTAGATAAAAGGTCTAAGATGGTAACAGTTTGTATACACTTCCTTTATACTCAATATAAGTAGCTGGTGCCACACTGGCCTCTTTCTCTTTTACAGTTTCCTTAGCTTCTTTTTCCATTGTTGCCAGGCGGTCATAATAATCTGCAAATTCGTTTAGATGTGCTAGAGCGATCTTTGCGGTCGTGACAGGGTCATCATCGGTGACGTTGGTATCTTTGCTACGGGTACCATGCTCAAGCTCAACGTCCATACCCTTAGCTAGATCGGAGGAAGAGAACTTCAATTTGTCCCAATCCAACCCTAGTTCTTCTGCTACTGCTTCGGCGTCTTTTTTAGAAAATCCCATAGTAGGTCTCCAAGTTTGTGAATGGTTGTAGTGCTATATAGTAGTAACATACTACTAATCTTTACAACTTTCAACTTGGTTGTAGACCAAACTACTTGTAGAATATAGCTACGAGTGGATTCGAACCACCAACATTACGCCCCTCAAGCGTACGCCTCTAGCCAATTGGGCCACGTAGCCATAATGCCCTCGCTGAGATTTGAACTCAGAAATCACGGCTCTGAACCGTGCACCTTTAGCCAGTTAGGTCACGAGGGCCTGATGAATCCAGTAGATGACACAAAATATTTATCTGTCAAGAAGAAGCTAAGCTTAGTTACTATATTACATGAAAACACGAACAATAAAATACAATGGTAGTTTGTATACTCGGGTAGCATATACTAACGAAGATTTGTTAACCTATGAGCAAATACGTATGAGAGGGGCAGTAGAAATAGGTGACGCCTATGGTCCAGATAATAAATGGAACCCAGGATGGGCAGACATAGATGGCAAAAAATTTGCTCATGTAGACGCTTTAGATGAAAGTATGCGGCCAATACAGCAATTTCTTCGAGTGGACAATTTAGAAGGGTGGAGATGGGAATGGATGGAAGGGCACACACAAGAAGATGTAATCGAGATGTTCGAAAGTTATAACGAAGCTAAGCGTAGGCAGAAAAATGGTAGTACATATACGCTTGCAGAAGATACCAGTAATACTAATCTCGTTGTCAAATATATAATACGTGAATCTGGATGGATGCACGATCTCCTAGAAGAAGCTAAAAGTCAAAACAGCCGCTTCAGGGACATACTAAAAGAAGTAGTAACAGAAGATCTCTTGAGGAAGGTTCCAAAAGTTAGCGGAGCTGCTGAAGAACTGATGAACAGATCTTTGAAAGACCTGTTAAAGTATGTTAATTGGAATGTGGTGGCCAAAAGAGCAAAAGCAATAGCAGAAGAAGATTACGGGATGGTCTGAGATTAGATCACAGGTCCCCTTCCAACACCCGGCTCTACCGCCTGCCAAAACCCCGCAAACCTAACTGGTATCGTTTCCATTTCAAGCTCTTTCGCAATCCAGAGACGATGGTTCCCTTCTCCCAGCTTGGCGACACCGTTTTTGCCAAAGATCATCAAAGCGGGCTCATCCTCATCCCACCCCCACACCTTCATACTTTTACTAAGCTCCGCCCATTGTTCGTCTGTCTTCATACTATCCTTATCAGGAACACGATCATACTCACGGTACTTCCAAACTTCTTCAAGTGGATACTCAACCGTAAAAGAGCCCCACCGATCAGGACGTTCATCGTCAAGTGCCCATTTCTTAGCCACTTCTTCGATGGAGAGAGGGTTCTCAGTATCGAAATCGTAGTGGTCGTAGAAAGCACGTACGTACAGTTGGCCTCTATGTTTAACGTATTTTCCATACATCTTAGGCACGCTTGCATAGGTTAACTGATCAAACGTAGAAATGCGTTCAACATTAGCAGCTTTCTCAGAAGCAATCCCTTTAATGTAATCTACGTAGTACTGATAAAAACGCTGTTTTA